CAATGCGGGCATCGTGTTTCTTCTGCCTCCTTCATTCCTGCAATCAGCCGCGCCGCGAGCGGCCAGACTGAAGCCGCCCAAGCCGGTGAACAGGTCAACATGCGTTCGTGGCACCTCACCACCTCGCCCCGCAGTCGCGGGGGCACATGCCCGGGAGGCGTTCTACAGCGATATCCAGCGCGATGTATCCTCGTCCATTGCACACGTGGCACGTCACGGGCCGTAGGTTGGGCAGGTACAACCTTTGGCCCGTGCCTCGACAGTCAATGCAGAGGCGATAGCCCAGTTCTTCCAGTTTTTCTACACATGCTTTCTCACGATTCGCGCATACCTCCAGCATCGAACGTGCTACTCCAAGGGCAAGCGTAGGAGTGTCTTGCATACCTTCTGCCCACATTAGCAAGCGGTTCCATCGCTCCGCTTCCTCTCGGGTCTGCATTATTTCTTCAAGAAGCACAAACCCAGGAAGACGCACTTTTGGAAGAATCTGCTGTTCACTGGTCATCAGTCAGCTTCCTTCCTTCTTGGGCACAAACTTACCATCCTTCCACTCGCCATCACGCAAGATGGGCGGTCTGTCGGACTTCCTCTCGATCTTGCCCTTCGCCTGGGATTCGCCCAACCGCGCTGCAATCAGGGCGTCGGAATAGGTTGGCCCACTCCCGAGCTCCTTTGTGCTGCCATCTTCGAGCTTGGCGCGGATGTGATACGTTCCGCCTTCGACATCCCGGTTCACCCAGACAGCCGGATATTCATCTTCCAGGCTGCGATAGACGCGCGCGTCCAGGGTGTCAGTGCTTTGAAAGCACAGCGACCACCACACGTCGGTCACGTCGGCCTTGCGCAGGGCGGCCCGGCCAAGCGGCGAATTGTATGGGCTCACTGGCTCTTCGGGCTTGATGCCGCGCTTGCGAAGCAGCTTCTCATCCTGCCACAGCCTCACGTTCAGGTAGATGAGGCACACAAAGATGATGATGGTCGGAATCAGGTCTGCGTCCATGATTCTGGTCCCTTACTCACCCTCGTCTTGCTTCTGCTGTTCGGCCAGCAACCGATAGAGCAGGTTTCGGGTTTTGTACATGGCGGTTTTGCGGTTTTTCAACTGTTCCTCGGTTTGTTTGCTGTATTCTACAGTGCGGCGCGCGGCTTCCTTGAACACGGCGGGTATAACTTGCGGGTGTGTTGCCAGAATCCGCGCCAAAGACTCCGCGCACATTTCGCCCCACACGACGAAGCCCACTTCAGTGGCACCATTAAGGAAGTCATCCTGGGGTACCGCCCGGCTCACTTCCTGGAGGACGGCGCTTTCGAGGGCTGTCCCGATGCGGTGCATCACTCTGCTGGCAATCTCCAATACCTTCTCTTGTTCCATCACCTTCTCCTAAAACCGAGGAATATCGTCCCGTCCCGGCCCGTCGTACACGCCTTCGAGAATCTTGTCCACCGACTGAGGCTTGACAAACCAGTCGAAACTCGCCCGCCAACCATACGAGTTGTGGCCCAGTAGAAAGGGCCTCTGGGGAATCGCTCCGAGGGCTTTCAGGTAATGCTTCGCCCAGTCTTTCTCGGCGAGCCGCCGTCGCGCAGACTTGTACCGCGTAGTGCCCGCCTTGATAACCCGCACCTTGGGAAGCCCTGTCTCCCCGGCCATCTTATTCCAGGCGTCCATCAGTGCATCGAGCTGCTTTCGGAGCTCTGGCGGCGGTGGCCCTTCGGCCTTCTCATTGTCGCCGTTCTTGCCCTCGGTGCTTTTTCCTCGGGGCGCGCGCTTCAACAGCCATGATTGGGGATTCTGGTAGTAGTCCCGCAGTTGCTCTTCGTCGTGGATGTCCCGATAAATCGCGTGGTTCGGAACCCGATAACGGTGTCCGTCCAGTTTTATGATGCGCCTTCCCTGGTGGGCTCTTGACCTCGACTTCGGGTCAGGCGACGCCAGGTACTCGATGGCTTTCTTGATGTCTTCGGCCGGTGCGCCGATGGCGCGGGATAGCACTTCAGGTCTGAGCACCACGCTGCCACTCTCTGTGTGGGCCAGGATGTACGCCCAGACCGCAAAGACAGTTGGGCCGGCACCGGCCATAGACCCATTGAAGGTCGCCCTGAAGATTTTGCCGTACATGACACCGTTCTCCTCATCCACCAATTACGCCTCTTCCAGTTGTCTCCGGGCGGCCTCGGGCATGTGGCGGTGTTTGGGCCAAGGCGGGTGCAGGGACCGCCACGACCGCCCGGAGTATTTCCTATTTTCCTCGCGCCTTGGCCACACCACGCAGAATCTGCCGAGCCTGCCGCTTCACCGTTTCGAGACTTGCCGCCCACGAACCGAGCGCTAAGTAATCCGCCCAATCGAGGTGCGCCAGCAGGAAGGTTTCGATTTGCTTGACGCGCTTGCGACTCGGCATGACGCCCGCAAGCTGCAAACCGTGAACCCGAGGCACCCGCACATAGGCCAGTGGCGGCCCAGAGATGTCTTTGAGTGTGACGCCGCCCCAGGAGATGGCCTCACAAGCCAGCGTTGGGTCTTCTACGTCCACGTAGCCCGGCCATTCGCACTGGAAGCAAACACCTGTGCAGCCAGGAAAGGCGCAAATCGTCATGCGCGATGCCACCTGTCCGCCCGGGCTCAAAGTCCACCCGACGACCTTTTTGTGCCGCATGAGACGCCGCACGTCATGCCGAAGGAGATAATAGGTCGCCAGGTAGGACCCACGGAGGGCCAGAGCGTTGGCCGTCGAGGCAAACCGCTTCCGAAGTGGCCCGAGCACTTCCTTGTAGTCTTTCACAGGCATCTCCTGTCAGAAAGGAATGTCGTCGTCATCAATGGGCGGCGGGGCGGGCGCTTCTGCCTTGGCCGCGTCCTGGATGCTCTGGACCGGATATTTGCCCATGAGCATGTCCTGGAAATCATCAATCACCTGCCGCACTCTTTGCTGCAAGTCCTGAGGCAAGCGCGGCGCATCATACGGCGTCCACTCACAGCCGCAAGGCAGGGCGACGTTCCGCGCTTGCACGCCACTAACGCCTTCCAAATCCATGTGGTGCCAGATGCCTTCCCAGGTAAGCGTGCCATCCTTGTCACAGGCGACGAACACCGACATGTAGCCGCTGTCGCTGCAATAATGGCAGTGCGGGATGGCACGGCTTTCGAGTCTGCCCTTATTGCGGCCCTGGGCGGCCAGGCAGGCTTTGCGTATCTCGTTGGCGCTGGGCGCAAACTTCCGTGCCTCGTCTCGCGCCATCTCAACAGCCACCTGGCGCACGACCGTGGTCGGGAAGGTAGCAAGCGGCGGGTACATGACCTCACGGTGGTATTCAGGCGTGGCCTTCTTCAGGCCCGGCCAGCGCACCATGAGGATATTCTGCATGATGTCTTTGTAGCTGTCGTAATCCACGGCTCAGAATCTCCGGCGCTTGGGCCGCGTCTTCCGGCCGTTGTTCTTGTGGTGCCCCTTGAAGGCTCTCTTGTGCTTGCCCAGGAGTTCCTCAATGGGAGGGCAAAAATCAGGGGCCTTCAGCAGCCAGGGGTTGGTCGGGTTGTAGTGCTCGTACATAGAATCACTCTCCCTTCTTCTCGAACCAGGACTTGACCTGCTCGTAAGTGAAGCCGTTCGCGGCGAGCGACTCGGCGCGGTCGAGCTTCTCGACCATCTTCTCGGTGGGTTCGCCGCCCTTGTAGCCACACAGCTCGTAGACTTGCTCGTCGGTCCACTGATGCTGGTTGAGCAACTCGACGAGATACTTGAACTTGGTGAGGAGCTCCGATTGCTCTTCTGCCGGTTGTGCGGCTTCCGGGGTCGGCTCGGGTCCCGTAGGCGCAGGGGCTTCGGGTTCTTCCTTGCCGAACACCTCTTCGACCGGCGTGCCCTCTTTGATGGCGTTGTACAGGCCGCGCAGCGTGACGAGGTGCTGTTCCGTAATTCCGCGGACGCTGACACGGAGATGCTTGCAAATCTGCTCTTTCGTGACGCCCAGTTCCTTGAATGCTTCGAGCATCTGCTTCCTGCGCTCCGGCAAGGGCGGCAGCGTGACCTTCCGGCCGACACCGGCCACCACCTGCTCGGCCTTCCGCTGAATCTTCAGGCGGACCGCCGGGCTGATGCTTCGGAGCACCAGTTCTCGGACCATGCGGCTGCGGCGACTTGGCACCACCACGTCGAAGAACCGGTCGTCGGCCCACTTGCGGATGTTGTCGTGGCGGTCTTTGTAGTATCGGCTCACTCGCTCGCTGACCCGCCGGTGCGTCATGCGCTGGAAGTCCACGAAGTCGGCGTGAATGGTCACACCAGCCTCGTCAGGCTCCTCCATCGAGGTCGTGAGGTCGTAGTTGCCCCACTTCGAGAGAATCATCTCGGCGGCTCGGATGCTGAGCCCCTCGGCATACTGCATCTTGCCGTGCTTGTCTTCTCCCACGGGCTTCCTGTAGACCGCCTGCTGTGCCATCTCGGGCACAAGTTCCATCTCATCGAGGCATTCCTGGAGGATGGCTGCCTCATCTCGCGGATACGTTCGCGCCATGGCGACGATTTTCTCCTCGCCAAGGCGCAGCAGAGCGGTCCCCGGGTCCACGTCAGTCACCGCCAATGCCCCCGAGGACATGTCGGTCTGCGCAGGCACGGCCATGTTCGGCTCCTTTTTCCTACCGGACATACGGACACTCCTTGTAATACCCGCAGAATCTTTCGCTGCACCACCAGTTCTCTGGCAGGGTCGGCGGGAACGACCCAGTCTCTCGGGCGTGCATGAGCGCCCGAATTCGATAGACAAGCGCTTTCACGTCACGGCTGTCCCGGCTGACACGCTCGACGTGGGTGTCGAAGCCCTTTTTCTTCTCGACGAGATACTCGAAGGATATCCGCCTAACGTTGAGGCCGGAGAGGCAACAGAGTACGTGGTAGACGGTGGCCTGGAGGCTGTGTTCTGCACCGGCCCTCTGAGGCGCTCTCGTGGCCGTCTTGAGGTCGTGGACGACCATGTCGTGGTCAAGGGCATCAATGATGCCCACGAGCATTACATCGGCCCCAAGCGGCCTCAGAGAGCGTCGTATCATGGTCTCGACGGACAGGGGGTGTATCCTTGGGTGGAAGACAAGCCGGTCAACGGCCGCGAGAGCCACCGCCTTGTCAATGGTCTGCCCCTCGACCAGGCGAATGTTCAGCCCCTCTTCCTCTGGCCCGAGAAGAACCGGCCCACCCCGGAAAAGCGTCTTGGCTTCGTCTCGGGCGGCATCGCACACGAGGTCTTCCGGCGCGACTTCACCGGTCTCCTGGCGATACCGAAGTCCGACCTCGCGCCCCTTGTGCGCGGCTCGCCCACGAACCTGCGCAACGGCCGGGGGGAGAATCATGCCCCGAATGTAGCGAAACTCATACTGTGCGGGACACCGGCCGAACATGGCCAATTGTGTCGCCGAGATATGCCCGAGCCCTGCCATCTGTTTACTCTACCCGCGTTGGAATATCCTCTTGTTCTTGGTTCTGCTCCTGCCCCTGAGCCTGCTCTTGCTCCTGCTGCATCTTCTTCATGTGCTCGATGAACTGCTTGCGCCGACTTACCATCGGCCCTCGGTCCCACCGCTGGCTGCCGCAGCCGGGGCAAACCCGCGGCAGCGAGATGCGAGGGGTCCACTGATAGCCGCACATTCTGCACGTCACGACCGGAAGCTGGATGGGCTGCATACGTCACTCCTTCTACCCTACTCCACGCTGATGCCTCTCTGAGTATACTCTACCATGCCCCGAGTCATGTGTCAAGGCATAAATCCAGAAAAAATGCGCGCCGCCGAGCGCCTCCTCTCTACACACATAAGGTTATTTGGTGATTTTGGCGTGGCAGCGCGCGAATTCCGTCATCTTCCGAGGCACTCTCGCTTTACCTCCCGGAAAATCTCTCGGTACAAAGGATAGTCGGGATGCTGGCGGTCCAGCCTCCTGAACGAGTCCCTCAGAAGCGGCCACCAGATTCTCCGTTCCTCATCACTCCCGAGCATGAAGACATCGAGCTTCTTGTCGAAGCCGGGCAGCCGCTTGAAGTTCGCCTCCAGCGACGGCGTCTTGGCATCCTTTGTCGTTCGCTTTATCTCTTTGGGAGACAAGTGCTTGCGGACTTCCTTCCAGTCAATCGGCCTGCCAAGTTTGTAGTGGTCCATTATCATGCGCCGGGCGCGGCGTCGTCGCACTTCCTTCGGGGTCAAGGCCCGTCGGGGGCGCTGTTCGCGCAGAATCTGGTACATCAGCTTCTGCGCGCGGGTTCTGGTTACGTAGGCAGGCGCACTGAGGATGCCGGCGTAGGCCCGCGCCGCAGAGACCAGCTCACCGGCACCAGCCTCACGGAACCGCATCCAGTTTCTGACGCTGAAGGGCACGAATTGGGCCGCTGCATACTTCGCCACCTCAGCGACATACGTTATCGGCTCGCTCTGTATCTGCACAGAGGCAATGGCGCGGCCGTAGTAGTCCTCGTTGTTGAAAATGGCGGACAGACTGGAAAACAGCGGGCTCAGCTTGTTCTGAACCGTCTGGGGCGGATTCTGAAGGAAAGACACCCAGTCCTTCGAGTAGAACGGGTACGAAATGCGCTCGTCCGACCCGTCCGGGTTTTTCCGGCCGGTACGCGGGAAGAAGTAGTCTTTCAGCTCCCGCGGCTTCAACCCGAACAGGAACATGGTAATCGCGCCGGCAAGCCCATACAGGAACACAAGGCTCACCGTGTAGGCCATCTTGTGCGAAAGCCAGAGGTCGCTCTTCTCGTTGATGCGGTACCTGGTCATTATCAGGTCCACAATAGACCCGCCATGCGCCCGGATGGTTCCGAGGTTCCAACCGACCGACCGGACCATAAGGTGCAAGAGGTCCCGCATCGTGCGGTTCCAGAACAGGTTGTCGTAGTTCAGCTGCCCCATCCGGTTGTCCACTTCGTCCCAGCAGTCAATGACGTTCTCCTCGAACTGGTCCCTCGAAATTTCGCCAGCGCTGAGCCGCCTGAGCTCGTGTTCGTACATAGTCATAAAGGCTGCGACCTTCACGGTCGGCACCCAGAACTTCATCACGAAGCCCGAGGACCATTGGGCAAAGCTCATCAGCGTTCGGTGAGGCAACGCAACGGCGGCCACCAGGCGGCGAAGTGGCGACTCGGCCCCGTCCTTTATCTGGCCGATGGTCTTGAGGAATAACCTCTCGCTCGTAATGAGGTCCAGCCGGTGGAGCCCTATCAGGCCCCCAGCCTGCTGAATCGCATCGGCGATTTGCCTGTCAATCTCGGTCAGCGTGACCGAGGGGTCCATGACCCCCTCCAGCACCGGCGCGGCCTGCTTGTACGCCTTTATGATACGCCGCGCCTGAATCATCCGCGGGATTCCCAGGGTCGCCATGTTCTTGGCGAACCGCGCGAGCGCTCCTTTGCGCAGCTTAGGGTCAGCGAGCTCGCGCAGCGACACTCCGCTGATAGTCCCGAGCAGGTCCACGCCCGTGTTGATGCAGTGGAAGAGCGAGAAGCCGAGGTTCATCATGTTCATCATGGCGTTGACCGACCGCAGCGTGCCGTAGACCGCGCGAACGCCTCCAAGCTTGCTGCCCCAGAGGCCAGGACCAAAATGGTTCTCGATAAGCAGGGCCACCTCGGGCGGCGCGTAGTAGTGGCCGATAGTCTGCCGAATGGGACTTCCAGGCTTCGTTCGAGGCGCGCGCTGTACGATTTGGGCCGTAAGGTCGGCCCGGCCTCGGAGCGTTTTCGGAACGTTCCTGAGTGCGGCTCGCTGGTCCTCGGCGAGGTCTGGTAGGTCTTTCGCCAGATTATCCCGGATATCCTTGCCCCCCTCGAATTCCTCAAGAACGAACTCGAATTCCTTCAGAGCGTCCGCGTACTTGTCGTTGAGCACTGAGTAAGCCGAGACGTATCCCTCCATCAAAAGCCCCAGCGCTTCTGCATACTGAAGCCTCCCTCGTGGATGCGTAACGCCGCGCCTGGCTTTGAGCCTCGACTCTTCCGATTTCCAATCAACGTTCTTCATCTTGAGGTCGAACAGGAAACCCATGGCTTCGCGCAAGGTTCGGAGTCTCGCAGCTCGCTCGGCTGTCTGGCCGCTGCGCTCCCTGAAGAGCCGCCTGCCCACCCCGAAATACCTTTCGAGCGCTTCGCCCAGCTCATGCGCCCAAACCCGCGCAGTGGCATCATCGGTGCACCTTATGAACCAGCCGCGCTCCTTCTTCTTTTTGATTTCGCCCGGGTGCTGTTTGTCGTTCGTTCTGCGGACGACCTCATAAGGAATGCCGAGGCGCTTCAGGATTCTCTGGATAGCATTGATGGTGTCCACATGTTCGACGAACAAGAACTCCTTGGAGCCGGGAGCTTCGGTAACCGTGAAGAACGGGTGCTTTATCTTCACGTCCCGGCCATTTCTTGGTCTTTGACCCACGCGCACGAAGTAGATGATGCCAGCATCCTTGAGCACCTTCGGCAGATTGTGGAACAGAAGGTAGCGGGCCATCTCGTTGTAGCGAAGCTTGAGGCAAGAGACCGGGTCCATCGCAAGCCGCGTGTGCCCGGCCTTCATGGCCTCCGGGATGGTCGCGTAAATGCGGGGCTTGGCGAACATCTTGGCCGTCGCTATCGGGTTCCGGCCCATGACGCTACGGATGGCCTCTTCGGCCGATATCTTGTCAGCCCAGACGCGCGGCCACCAGTTCTCCATGAAGTTCAGCTTCATGGGCTCGCCGAGCTTGTCCCACATCTTCTGAATGACTTCGTCCACGGCTCTCGCCCGAGCAAAGAGTCGTCGTTCCTTCTCGTTGATGCCTTCGTGCCCGGACTCGTACCTGGCAATCATATCGAGGGCTTTCTTGCCGGTTCCGAGCATCTGGCTGTAGACTTCCCAGTCCTTGAAAAGCTCCGCCAGGGCAACCCCGAAGCGTATCAGTGCGCCGTTGCGGCTCCGCAGTTCCATGGCGATGCTCTTGACGTTTGGCAGGGCGTAGGGCCGGAAAATCTGGTTGAACAAGTACTTCATGTCCTTGCGGACCATCTTCCGGATGGCCTCAGTGTCTTCCTTGGGAAGGTCGCCCTTGCCAATAGGCCGCTCGCTCAACCGGAACGCTTCGGCTATCCGCTCGGCCTTGTCTGCCGCGTCGACATTCTCCTTCTCAGCTTCGCTCGTCGTTTCCTCGTCCACCAAAGTTTTGGGCTCAGGCAGTTTCTTGGTGACGCGGCCCCCGAGCGCCTCCCAGCTTCCGACAACCTTGCCGACACCGGTGGCGGCATCTCTGATAGCCTTGGCAGCACGGACAACGTTCTCCGTGCCCAAGAGAACCTCCTCTTCCCGGCCGGGGGCGGCAAAGGCACCCTCACCAGGCTCCCCCTCAGGACCCTTTGGCTTGCGCGGCTTTGACCGCCGTACTATCCGCCTGCCAGATTTGTAGGGGTCATATGGTTGCGGCTCTTCGAACAAGAACTTGTGCGGGTTTTCCTCGAAAAGCCTTATCGCCTTCTCGTAGTCTTCCTTGCTTACCTTTTCCTGGAAGAGAAGCCTGGCCACTTGAGCGCAGGTGTTGTAGTCTCCCGGTCCCTCAATGTCAGCGTTGGGGTCGCCCCACTCCCACACCCGAAGCGTGGCCATTTGTTCCGCGGCCCCGGACCTCACCAGCACGTCCAACCTGGCTTCGGGGCTTATGTAGTGAAGTTTTGTTACTTTCTGTTCGCCAGGCGTTCCCGCCTCCTTGCCTTTGTGACCAAAGAGGACCTCGCTGGCAGCTTCGAAGTGCTCCTTGTTCGTGACCAGCCGGCGCGCGGCATTACGCATGTAGGTAAAGGCGGCGCGTCTTAGGCACTCAGCCGTCACTCTTATTTCACGTCCGGGAATTACCGTATAGCGAGTCCTTTGCGGGCTTTTGTGGAGGAAGTAGGTTTCCTGGTTCCTGGCAAAGTAGTCCACAATCGCGTTCAGTTCCGCGGGGTTTAGCGGCACTATTGGGTCGTTGGCCCCGGGCTTTTCGTTGCCGGTAGCGAGCTCAAAGAAAGCATCAATCTTTGCGCGTAGTTCGGGATGAATGGGAATCCGCCGCGGAGTGTTGTCCTTCGACTCCAAGTAGGACAGCAACGTGTAGCGCCCAACCTTCTCGAAGTGTCTGAACCGAATCCTCCCGGTCTTCTCGTCCGCCTTCTTTCCACCCGTCAGCATTTCGGGCCTGGTGCGCAGCACATGCAGAAGCTCGCCGAGAAACGCTCCATAGTGCATCAGCAGATTGTCTTCGTTCTTGCTGAGCGGGCGCTGCGTTGCGGTTTTCTTCTGTATTTTCTTCAGTGCGGCTCTGAAAATCTTCCGTGCGTTCTCCTTCTTCAGGTCGCGTTTGTATGTTGCGTCCAGTTCCTTGATGGTCTTGAACCATGTATAGAATGGGCAAAGCGGTACAGCTACCCGAAGCCTGATATTCGAGGTAAGCGCATTATCCACCCTGGACGTGCGCTCAGTAAGCATGTGAGGAGCCGCAAAGAACAGGCCGCCGAGCTGGTACGCTTCCTGGTGCGCGGAGCTAATGTCACCGCTCAGGTCAATTCCGAGCGCTACGCATACCGCCGCAACCGTGCCCGTCTCGCCATCGTTTTGGAGAAGCTTCTGGCAGATGTCTGGCGTCAGGCCCGGGGCCGGGGCATTATCGGTGAGGTACCGAAGAAGTTCGTCTCGTTCTGTTCGCGTAAGATTACGGGCACCTTTTTTCGATTGCCCGAGATGTTCGTCCCGAAGCCGTTGCAGTGGCTCAAACACCAGCTTACGGAAGAACGCCCCGAATTCAGTGTTGGTTACGCCTGGCTCCCTCTTCAGCAAAGCCGCTACTTCCGAGAAAGCCAGGGCGAACGCCATCTGGCGCTTAAAGACCTCGTCTGCCTCCCCGGTGCCAGCAAACGCGAACCGGCCGGTCTTCGGGTCCACGTACATCCTGCGCGCCAGCAGATAATCCCGCAGCGCCTCATGGCCGCCCTTTTGCTTGGCACGTTCCAGGTACTCCTGATATCGCTCCTGAAACAGGGCAAGAAACGCGCCAGTGCCCTTGGCTGGTAGCTGTTCGAGTCTCTTTCGTAGGGCGTCCACAAACTTATCGTCGAGGGCAAGCGCGCCGATTTCCGGATATCTATAGTCGTGCTCTTCCCACGTCAGGGCAGCACTGAGCGCTGGAACGTCTTTGCGCGCAGATCGTTCAGGGCTGCGCTTCATCGCATCCTGAGTGAGCCCATATTCTTTTCGCAGCTCGTCAATATCCCCGTCGAAAGGCTTATTGGTCACGATGGGAAGGCCCTTCTCTCCCATGCTGACTCTTTGACCAACGCCCGCGCCTGGCGGCTTGGCCACAGGCTCTTCCATCGGCGGAGGAGCACCAACCTCTGTGGGCTTCTTGCGTTCGGCCACCTCGACCGGGGGCTTCTCGCCCTCAGCCTCCTCGGCCTGAGGTTCCTGAGGTTCCTCCATCTCTTCAGTCTCTTCGGCCTGTCGCTGCTCCTCGGTCTTCTCTTCCGCGGCCCCCTCCTCCGCGCCCTCGGCGGCTTTCTCTGCCTCGGCTTCGCCCGCTGCGCGTTCCTGGCGAGCTTTCTCAATGAGGGCGTATTCGCTCCACGCCATGCTCTGGCGGAACAAGCGGCGGTAGTCTGCGCTGGTCAAGGCAGATTCGGCGATTCTCCGCAACCACGGGAGTTCGACATCGTGGAAGTTCGAGGGGTCTAAACCGAGCGTTTCAGCCAGACCTCTGACAACCTGCTCCTTCCGGCCACGTATGATTTCGGCTTCAGCTTCGTCAAGCGGCCGGTTCAGCCTTTCCTCTATCCTATCTATGAGCCTCAGAAGCCTTCCAAGTCTCTCGCGCTGTGCGGCACTGCGCTCTTCGCGCTCCAAAATTTGGCGCGCCCTGTTCAATGTCTGCGCCGAAAAGATGGGACCTTGTCCGGAGGTCCTGGCTTGGCGATTCTTTTCAAGAAGCGAGCGAGACAAAGAAACGAGCTGATTCCATATTGAATCGGTGATGTACCCGGCTGGAACGAGCGGGACGCCACCTTCTGTCTCTGCCGCAACCTCGCCCAGGGCTCCCGGCGCTTCGGGTACGAGACCGCCAAGGGCAGTGTAAAGTTCCCTCGCCTCGGGTGTGAGGCCGAACTTGCTCACGTATTCCTCGACGAGCGCTCGGTAGCCGTCTACCGTGAGACCGGCCTTGATTCGCCTACGCGCATCGTTCGCAAGCGCATACAGGTCCGGTAGTGGCGCTCCGTCAATTGTCAGGAACGGCGAGCCTTTGATTGTCTCCAGGTCGGGCTTGCCCCGCGCCAGAAGGTTATCTGTCACGTAGGCAGCCGCAGCCAAGGTCTCATCAGCCAAGATGTCCGCAACCGGCTCACCCGCATCGGCAGCCTCAAGCGCGCGAGCCAGATTGGGGTTTTTCTGCGCTCCCTGTTGGACCAGGGACCGAACGGCTCCGTGCTCAAGAAGCTTCCGCGTAACTTGCTCCATGGGGCTGTTGCGCGCCCCCGCCGCTTCGTCCGCCTCGGCGATGTTCTGGATAACGTTCTCGGCCGCTGCCAGCTGCATCAGCTGAGCGAAACCAGCCGCGGGGTCTGTGCTGTTCAAAAGGTGTACCGCGCGGCTCACGGTAAGTTTGGCGGCGTTATACCACTGCTGCCGGTTCCGCTCGCTTCTTAGGAACGGCGGAAGCTTGTGGCCTATTGCGCGCTCAATTTCCGCGCGGCTCCAGCCCTTCGCTCGACCGGCCGTCAGCAGGAAGTCCTCGTAAAGCGCCCCGGGCGGCCGGTGCTTGTACCGTATCGCGGTCAGCGTTACGCCGGTCGCTATGGAGCCCGCCACGCCAGCCACCAGGAATTCCTGAATTCGTCGGCCGAAAAAGCCAGGCGGAATCGGCTCATCCTCGAAGAGTTGAGCCCCAAGCTCCTGAGCGGTGCCTTGGAGGATTTCCTCGATGCCTTCCATCAATCCGCCGTGGAGCACTTCCCTGGCAAAGCCTGCGCCGTGCAGCCTGCGCATCGCCTGGGCATACTCAACCATGCCTCTTTTCGCCGCTTTGCCGACTGCCGCAAGCTTGGCGACATCGTCGGCGTTCCTGGCGATGCCGAATATCCGGCCGCCAGCCCTGCCCAGCTTGCGGCCAACCCGCAACACACCACGCAGCGTCAGGAACTCGATGGCACCGCTGACGACGCCTACCGCCGCACCCTCCAGCAGGGCGTCCCGACTTGACGCGCCGCGAGCCTCCGCCGCCTCGATGGCGTCTTCGCCCTCAATTGCCCCTGTAACAGCGAAACCCAATGCGGGATGAACGAACGTTGCCCCGACCGTCATGGCCATATAAGGAAGGGTCCGCACGACAGCGCGCGCCAGCCGCATGGGGTTCAAAAGCTGCGTCCACCGGTCAATCTTCTGCGGTTGCAGGTGCGCGGTGGTCTGAACATAATCTTCGAGGCCCTTAAAAGTGTTGTAAACCCAGTGGTACTTCCGCATTTCGCCGACGGGCCTTATCTGCCGCTCAAGCTCCGTTTGATATTCCGCCGCCGCGACAAGCTGTTCGGGCGTCATCTGGGCGAGATGCTTTTCAGAGAACGGCCTCACGGGCTGCCCCCCCAAGCCCCTTCGGAACACACGACCAACGCTTGTGCCAAACTTCCCGATGGTTTCGAGGGTTCCGCCCCAGATGTCTCTCACCAGCGGCTTGATGCCGGTCTGGGTTGTGTAGTCGTAGTCTTCCGGGGCTTCCCAATCGGAGAGAGATTCCAGGCCAGCCAAGCGGCCCTGAGTGGGGTCGTAAGCCTGAATCAGGAGCTCCAACGGGATGGACTCGTCGTCGGAAGGCAGTGCACCACCCGATTTCTGGCCGACGCCTTCTGCCCCTGGGGGCGGCGTAAGTTCTGGCCGCCCCCAGGCAAGCACGTTCAGTAGCTCTTCGATATTCTCAGTGTGCGCAGGCATTTGTGACTTACCTCTTGCTTACATCGGGCCAGGCCCAAGTATAACGGGTGATTGCAGCATGGTTTCCGTAAACGTTGGCGGCGGCGGATTCAGCGAGCGCCAGGCTTCCTCTTGACTCTGCTCCCTGGTTTGCCACCATTGTTTTTCAAAGCGCGCTTCGGCTGTTATGACGGCTGGGAGATATTCGGCCATTAACCGGTCCCAATACCTTCTGGTTTCGGTTCTGAAGTGCGGCAGGGAGCCATAGCGCCTTTGAATCCTGTCCTGGAACTCTTCAAATTCATCTGGAGGAAGCAGAATTTGAAGCTCCTGCCGGAGCAAAGGCACCGCTTTCCGGCAGTATTCAATCCGCGATTTCGCCTGCTTACGAATGGTGTGCCGCTTCGTTATCGTCTGAAGCAGGTCGTGATAAACCTGCTGCCAGACGCGAGGCTTTATATGGCGCGGCATGGCGGGGCTGCTAGTTTTGTGGGCCGCAACCGCCGCAGCAACCCGCTGGTAGAAATCGGCCCGGTGCGGCGCTACCTTCTGAAGCCGTTCGTGTAGCTGCCGCGTCCTTGCTCTGGCTTGCTTTTGAAACGCTTCTTCGTGTGCGACACCCTCTTGGGACTGTTGCGACACAACCTCGGCTTCCCGCTTGTACCCCAGGGCGGCCTTGAGCAAGATTTCCTGCCGATGTGGAGGCAAGAGTCTCACGAGCCAGGCATATTCGGGCTCGACGTAGAGTGTTTTGCCGCCCACCTCAAAGGTCGAGAACTGGCGCTTCGCTTCAAGCATACGCTTCTTGTATTTCTCGGCGTCCTCCGCAGGCATCCACGCTGGCACCTTGATGCTCTCCTCCTTCAGCCAGCCAGCCCCCTCGGGATTATCGGTAACAATCAATGGTTTCGCCATGTCATCGAGCTTTTCAGCGAATCTCTCGGGTTCCTCCAGGACCTCAACGTAATTCAGGAACTTCGCCTCCCTTTCTCCCTGGTCCAGGCTCTCGAAATAGGTCCTGAGTGCTCGCGCCAAGGCTGCCTGGGCTGGCCGACCCGCATAAGCCATCATTTGAAGAATTCTCTGGCCTTCTGGGCGTGCAATCAAAAGCCGAACCGCTCCCGGGTCTTGCAACGTTCTCTGCACGGCGGGCTCTTCTGTCGCCGTATTCGGATTCTGCATTATCATCTTCATGGCATCAGCCATGTCCTCTGCGCGCACCCCACCACGCTTCGCAAGGATTGTCATACCGAGACGGTCAACCAGGGCCGGGTCCACGGCCATCAAGGTCTGATATTCGATTTTCGGCAGATGACGGTTCCGCAGCACATAGTCAGCCAGGCTGTCTATCATTGCGTTTACATCGCCGCCGTAAATCGTTTCGAGCCTGGTCTTGAACCTGTCTGCGAGCTCTTTCGCAGAAGGGACGGCCGAGGCCGCTTTTCCTTCTATTTGCGACTTCGGTATAAACTTCAGTTCACCGTTCGGCCCCACCGTACAGTAGCCGAGAACGTTGCCATTCTCGTCTTCAACAGGAACGAAATGGTTGTTGACGTGCTCCTTGATTTTCTCCTGGTCCATCTGTTGCTGGTCATTGAGCTGTATCGCTTCGGCATAAAGCTGGGCCAGGGCGGTCGCCTTTTGGGCGGCGCTCAGGTCCTCAGCAGAGGCGATTCTTTGGGCCTGCTTTCGAAGCTGCTCGACCCGCAGCCGAACCTCCTCAGGGTAGCTGTAGCCCGTCTTCGTTTTCAGCATGGCTTCAATCAGGGCAACCTTGTCGGCCACCGTAGTGGCCATCTCGAACTCCTGTTGAAGCCTGTCTCGTTCTTCCCTGCGCCGCGCAAGCTCTGTGCGCTGTTCCGTAATCTTCTTGTCGAGCTCGAACCGGTGTTTGTCGAGCTCGAAGCGCTCTTCTGCGAGCCCGAACTTCTTTTTTTCGAGCTCCATCTCTTGCTGGCGCTCGGCTTCTGCGAGCCGTCGAGCGCGAACGTCTTCGCCGAAGCGCGCTATCTCCATGGCGCGCCGGTATTCACGCTCTTGCTCTGCGAGTGCCTGTTGTTCCCGCTGAGCCTCTTCTTCCCGCAGCAGCCGTTTCCCGATACCCTTGCCAGCAATCCTCGCCTGCTGCATCAAAGGCGCGACTGGGTAGTGCCTGACTGTAATTGCCATGGCGACTCCTGACGATGCTTAGTACAGCGTATCGAGATAGTTCCGGCGGATGTCGTTCAATATGACCTCAACCATGTCTCCCGGGTCGCCTTTTTGGGCCTCCGCCAAGGCACGGTTTACTTTCGTCAACACTTCCTGAATCGTCTCCATCTTGGTGGCGAGAGCTTTCTCTTGTGGCTGGCCAGCAAACACACCGCTTTTTAGCGCCGAAGCTAGCCGGGTAAAAGCAGCCCCAAGATGCTGTCTCAGCGAGTTCAAGTGGGTTACCTGATTCGCAAGGGTCGTTGGGGTGTAGATTGCCTCTCGAAAGTGCAGAAGTGCGTCGTCAGCAAGCTCCGCATATCTTTGGGCTTCGGCAACCATCTGCGGCGGAACACCACCGCGCTCAGCCCAATATTCTGCGGTCTGGTGGCCAATCGAAACGTAGCTCTCCGGCAAGGCTGGCGTGCTCGGACTCGGGGATCGCGGCGCGTATTTTCTGGCTGGTACAGTCGTGGTTTTGCCGCGCCTGGGAGTGATATTCGTAACGCTCTTGGGCTCGGGTTTACCACCAGGGCTTCGCGGCTTGACTTCTTTCGGCTTCGCTCCAGAGGTTTTCGGCGCTACGCCCTTCAAGGCTTTCCTGATTTCCTGTCTGATGAGCTCCTGGTACGAGACCGGCCGCCTGTCCTGCTCCTTCTCCTTGCGAATAGGGAATCTCGTAACCTTTTCGCTCTTCGGTGTCATTGCGCGCGCCTGGGCTGCCTGCCGGGTCAGCTCCAAAGCGGTCGTCAGGTCCGGGCCTTCATCAGTCCGAGCCTCGATTGCTCTTGCTCTGCCTCCCCGGGTCCTTGCCATCACGTCCAGATACTTGTCGGCGAGCCTGCGGCGCTCGGCAGCCTCAGCAGCCGCCTCCATCGTCGGAGCCACTCGGGTGCCCGTCAGTCCATGCGTGATTGCCCATTGGCGGACTTTGGTCGCCGCAGAGCGCGCATAAGTCCTGGCAAGGTCATCAAGCCGCGCAAAGGCATCCTTTTCCCAGTCCCGGTAAGTGCCGAGAACCTCCTGGTACCGCCGCTCGTTGGCCTTATTCGCCCTTTCGTAGGCTTCCGTGATGCTTGTCGGCAGCGTGCTGGAGGGCTTTGCGGGCTTTGGCTTCGGTGTTACCGCGGTCCTGTAGGACGGAACATTTCGCATAGCGCTCAGAAGTCCGTGATAACCCTGGATGCCCTGCGGGCGGTATGTGTACAAGGCTCGCTGCCGCTGTTGAGCCCAAAGTTTCCTGAACTGTTCGGTGGTCATTGCCATGACTTTCTCCCAGCCGGTTATCCTTAAGTACGACGGCGCTTACGGCGCGCGGCTGGGGATACATAAGGCTTCTCTTTCGCCGCGCGTGCACGCTGCGCCCAGTAGAGCTTTGCCGCCGCTTGCTCGTGTGTGTAGCCGCCCTCCGGCTCCTTTTCCGGTGGCCGCGGAGGTTGCCAGCCGGTGCGCTTGTGCTTCTCCTCGTATTCCCGCCATTTCCTTCTCGCCATCTTGCGGCGGTAGGTGGCTCTCCATTCAGGGTTTTGCCACCTCTTCGCCTTGGCGCGGGTTTCCCATTCCTTGAAGAGCGCGTGCTTTCTCTTCACCGCTTCTTCCCGGGTGGCCCCTTGGTGCGCTCGTTTGTGGAGGGACAGCCACTGAGCGTATTGGCGTTTAAAGGTTTTTGGTACGCCGTGCATTTCCCGCCACCGGCGAATCTTTTTCTTCAATTGTTGATTCCCGGGAAAGGCCATTACTAGTTCGAACACCTTGCCCACCCGGCTTCTTCGGTTGCGCCCTTTTCTCCTTGCTTCCCATTCGTCCGTAGGCATCTTGCTCTCCCTTGTGTCAGGGTTTCATCTCGGCAACGTAGATTCCCATCCGGTGACGGTCGCTCACAACGTGGGCATTCCAGACGCCGCGCCACCTGTAAACTCGGTCCGTGTGTCGTTTCTCCGTTTGAATCCTCAGTATCGCACGATAGACTCCGCTGCTACGCCGGAAGGGGTCCGCATCATGGAAGAGTACAACCCCTCCTGGGCGCACCATCTTACTGTAGAGCTCCCAATCTCGCAAGACGAACGACTCACGATGTCTGCCGTCAATGTGAAGGAGGTCGGCCGGCGCACCGTTGAGTGCGCATCGCACGGCCTCGGCGGTTTCCTCCTGCTGGCTGTCCGCGACGATTGTCGTGAGGCCATAGCCCTCCAACATCAGCTGCTGCTTCATCAGCGCGTAAGCGTCCGTCTGTTCGGTGTCCACCGTCACGAACGAAGCCCCTTCGGCACAGATGGGTGCCATCAAGTAGCACCAGCCACCATGTCGGGTGCCGATTTCGACAATCCGCTGCGGCCGAAGTTCCTCAATGATGGGCCACACAGCGCGTATCTCTTCAAGGTCCTGAAAGGGACCGAAATGTGTCCGATTGGCGCGCGTCAATCTTGCCCTGGTTTGCTCCTGAGCCGTCAGGTCCCGGAGCGGCTGGCCGCGAAGGTTCAAAACCTTCTCAAGGGCCTCAACAACGGTTTCCGGTGCGAGCTGCTCCATGCAGCGGTTGTGCTGACATGTGTCCCACTGTACCATGCCGAAGCAAGAGCGACAGGGAATGTCGGCCGCCAGGGCCGTCAAACCCCCGAACCAGGGTCCAGACTCAAGGCTGGTCGTCGGGCCGTACAGCACAAGAGCAGGGCAGCGTGTTGCGCCGGCGAGATGGCTGAGGCCGTTGTCTATGCCGACATACGCCTCGGCCTGCTGGATGATTGCGGCCGCCCGATGTGGTTCCGTCATGCCTATCAGGTCAATGCCGTAGTTCTTCGCCCATGGCGCGGGAGTCTTCCCGAGGAACACGAGCGGTACGCGGCCCGCCCAGAGTTGAGCAAACCGCTCCCAGTGAGGCCACCGTCTCTTGCTCCAGGTCTTGCCATCCGTGCAGTCCATGCCGACTACGACGTAGGCGGCCGGCAGAGTGCGCGGAGCCGGGGCACAGATTTCAAGCCGTGTGCTCGGCAGAATGCCACCGTAGCCCGCTCTCCGGAGCGCAACGGCGTCGGCAATGGGCTCTCGGGGCAGACGGCTGTCCGGCCCGGGCGGGATTGAGTACACTTCCTCAGGGATGTCTGGCGGGACGTAGGCGGACCAGGCGGCCCCAGTCACGGTGTCGAAGTCCTCCAGCAACGGAAGCTCCTTACTGGCCCCGCTGACAAAGCGATCTTGTTCCACCGCAATGTCTCGGTAGCCCTTCGGCATGGACTTCATCGAGGCGATGTGAACCCTGCCCCCGGTGTGCTGCGCGAGTCCCTTGATGGTAGGCATCGCCATTATCAGGTTCCCCAAGCCGCAGCCAATCGTGAAGCAGGTACGCTTCGTAGGTTTTGTCTCCCAGAGCACGCGCTCCAGCTGTTCAGGGAACCGCTCAATAGGTCGCTGGCGCTGAATCCACCAGTTTATCCACTTGCCGCGAGCGGCGTGGTCCACAACAGGGGTCCAGACCAAATCGGCCCAATCCCTGGCCTCGGCAAAGACGCCGAGCCCACTGTGCCAGCCCTTGCCGCAGGCGACGACAGGCAAACCACGCAGAACGGCCTCGTTGCTCACACTGGAGGTCACGATGACGCTGTGCTTCGCATACCGCAGCAACCGCGCGTTGAGCTCCGGAATCCCCCGGCCGGGCTCCACTCGCCGGCCGAAACCGACGTGCGCCTCCGGCATGATGCGCTTGTGAATGTCGGCGTACTTCCACACCACCCGCTCGCCGCGGCTGGTGATTTCCTTCTGACACCTGGCCACCCAATCGTCGTACATGTTAGGGTGAGGCCCCGGCAACACCGAGGCGTAAGCGCTCCCCTGGAGGTAGACCAGGATGTATCCGGGTTCAGTCCCAGGAACCGGGCCGAGCTCCCCCGCCCTCTTCCACGACTCCGCCTGCCGGTCCCGATAGGCCAGCGCCACCTCATCGGCATCCTGCCACCGCGGAACAGGCGAGAGATTCGGCCAATGTTTCTTGATGCTGTTCTCCCCATTTTTGTCGTAGGCATCGAGTATGATGGTCTTGTAGTGGTCCCAGTACCCGAAGTCTATCTGCATCGGCACGATGGCGTTCTCATAGCACCAGCGGCAGGCTTCGCGCCACTGTCGGTTGGTAAACACCCACCCGGCCTCTTCCCAGCGGGTGACTGCAACGGGCTTCGGGTCCATCTCGGCCACCAGCTTGTCTATGTTCCACAGCGGCGCTTGACGGTCCTCATAGACGTGCCGAACGCCCCACCCGGCCTTCAGTAGTGCGCTGATTATCTCTTTCATCGGACCTTCGTGCCGCCTGTACCGGCCGAGAAGGAGCACCGACCGCTTCGGCCGGCGCGCCTGGCGACAGGTCACACAGGTGGGCTTCGCTCGGAAAGCTGATATGCCTTCCTGATGGACCGTCTCTGCCTTCGCCAGGAACTCATTCGCTTTCAACCATGCCCTCCTCGACCGCCATGGCCGTCGCATCATGCGGTGCCAGTCCTCGCGCAACCGCCGCGAGGACAACCCCCCGCCAGAAATCGCGGACTTCGGGGTTCGACATGTCCGGTCGCTCGGCTTTGTTCATGTGCGCTCGTATGACCTCCCGAGCGCTGTTGCCCTCAGGTGGAATGCCCTCGGCGATTGCGTCTTGCATCCTGGTCACCCAATCTGGCTCGGGCACAGGCAGCTGGTGAGTGTTGAACCGGCAGCGTTTGCACCCGGGCTTGTCCGGCCGCGGGAAATAGCACACCTCAGAGAAGAGCTTGCAGGCGATAATCCGCTGGCCGGTGATGTGGTGCTGGACCCATTTGGCCCGATGGCAAAACGGTCCCTCGTCGAGAATCCGCTGTTCTTCAGCAGTCGGTATCACTTCCCTGGCCATCACGCACTCCACGAATCAATGCTACAGTCGCCCTCCAGACAGTCGCCATACGCGGTGACACTGTCGTCCACTAAACCCGTGTAAGTACACGGGTCTGTCGGCGAGGGGTCTTTCTCGAACACGACATAATCGGTGCTGGAATGATATCCGGTTACCTGTATCACGCCAGGGATTATCAAAACCGCATAAGGATAGGCCACCGGATATTCCGACTGCCAGCGACATTCCTCGGTGTACTCGTCGCAGACAATCGGGCTGGCGGTCACAAGGTCTCCGCAGGTCGGCCCCAACGAGTCGAAGCTTACCGTTACCGAGGCCGGTGTGCTCGCACAGTACCCGCACGGACTGGGCGCTGACGGGCTCGGCGACAGCGACGGTGAAGGGCTCGGACTCGGACTCGGACTTGGGCTCGGGCTCGGTGAAGGCGACGGACTTGGGCTCGGGGACGGCGACAAGCTCGGGCTCGGGCTCGGGCTCGGGGACGGGCTCGGCGATGGGCTTGGGGACGGACTCGGCGAAGGCGACAGTGAAGGCGACGGGCTCGGGCTCGGGCTCGGGGACGGGCTCGGCGAAGGGAAGGGGCTTGGCGAAGGCGACGGAGAAGGCCACGGTGCCGGGCTCGGCGAAGGTGTCGTGTCGGCGCTCGCGTAAGAGTATGCGTATGGCATCGCAACCGTCCTTTACGGCGACGGGCTGGGCGAAGGCGAAGGGCTTGGGGAAGCCTCAAGCGCCGCAATCCTCGACTCCAGCTCGTCCAGCTTGTCCTTGATGCTCTGATTCGAGTCGTAAGGCAGAGCCGCAGCATCGAGGCTCTGGAGAATCATGTCAATCTGCATGATTATGCGACGAATCTCTGTAAGAGAGTCCGAGCGGACCTTTATGCGACGCAACCCGGTTGCCGGTGTAGTGTTCCAAGTCACGATTTACGAACCCTCCCCGCCAACACCGTTCGTGCAAGAACCTGTTCGACAGCCCATCGAACATTGTCGGCATTGGCGAGCTTCAGGAACACGTGAGGTCCGCGGACTCTCGGTAAATTCGCCGTGTTGCGTCCGGCAGACCAGGTCCCACTCGCCGCAGCGTCGGCCGACATTGCCTCCTCGGCGGTGTCGCCTCGACGAATCTCCCACGAAATGTCGCCGGACGAGATTGCCACATCAGCGTTCAGCTCCGCCAAAATGTGGTTCTCGTAATCGTTCGGCGACAGGGTTATCGGGCCGTAAAGCACGTAGCTTGAGATGGCGCTCCCATCATCCGTGTTGGCCTCGAAGTCAAACTGGCGAATGTAGCCGTCGCGGCAGCCAAAGAGCAGCGTGCTCTTGTTCGTCAGGTGCGAATGGTACACGAGCATCGCCGTCGGCTCGTGGTCTTCGGCGAAGGATTGCGCCCAGAAACTCTTGTTCCGCCAGTCAAAGAACCAATGCGTGCCCGTGCCACTGTCGGTCGGGCTGACACAGATATGCGCGCCGTGGCCATCGGCATCGTAGCCCATGAGAATGGTACAGGTCTGAGCGTTGATGTTCCGAAGCTCCCTGGGCATCAGAACAGGACTGATGGGCTGCGGCACGGTAGCCTCTCCCGGCTCCAGGTAGTAGAGCCCGTCATGGCTCAGGAACAGCAGCCCCCCCTCGGGCGTCGTACAAAACGCCTGCTTGTCCAGGATACCAGCATTCTTCGATACCAGGTCAATCTGGCCGCCGTATGCCGGGTCGCCCCGCATGACCCGAATTTCACCGTAATGACCGAAAAGCAGCCTGTCGTCGGTGAAGCTGACCATCGCCCGAATCGGCGCACCGAGGAGCCCTGCGTCCGAGTTGCTGCCGTCAATCGCTCGCGTGTAATCGCTCACGTCGCTGGAATACTCGAAATCCAGCGGGTCACCCGACCGACTCATATACCAGCAGTACGGGTCGCGGCCGGCCAGAACCAGCCGGTCTCGATATAGGGCTATCATCGGGCAGCCCACAGGTATCTCTCCCGCGGTCGGCCACCAGAGCGACAGAGTATCCGTGGCCGGGTCGTACACTTTCGGCGCGCGCTCGATTCGGTAGGAGCATGTCCCCGCCCCACCGGCCGACGAGGCCAGGGTGACATGGTCGGCCGAGACCGAGGATATCTTGTATGTGCCGTTGACCACGTCCCCGGTGCCGTCGGTTATTACGACCGCCATATCCTTCGGAAGAATCCCCAGAGTGGTCCAATCGGAGATGCTCGTGGCGTCCAGTTGCAACCCCGTGGCGTCAATCGAGCCATCGGTTCCCTCGGCTGCGATGTCGCCGTAATCGGCGATGTAGAGCTTCTGGCCGCGTTCAACGCACTGAATGTTCCGGTCCGAGGCGAGCGTCAGGTCCGTGGTGACTTTCTCCATCTTGCCTGACGCATTCAACCGCCAGAGCTCCCCGTTGGCCGAAGCAACCACTTCCTGCCGCGCAACGTAGGTCGGGTTCGACAGCCAGTAAAAGAGCCTGAACTCTGCTATGGCGGCCGGGCCGCCGGGCTGGGTCGCATGTAAGCCAAAGCCCACCCTCTTGCCGGTGTGGGCCGAGATTGTCTGGCTCAGGACCGTGGTCCCGCGCCAGGTCACCGTGATGTCGTTCCCGTCTATCAGAACCTTCAGCCAGCCGACATCGGGCGGGCTCTTCGTCCCGGCCGTGAAAGCGTACTCTGTCGGAACGCCTCCCGAGTAGCTTCGCACGAACCCGTCGTAGTCGCCGGAGCTGCCGGTCATGTCCAGCTCGACGACAATCCCCTCGTTGGTCACATCGGGGTTCGTGTCGTCCATCCGAGCGAACATTCGGTATTTGCCGTAGAACTGGCCACGATACGGCACAATCTTTATGGCGACGGAGTATGGTTGCGACGTGTCAATGTCAACGCTCTTGTAGACGACCCCCGTCCGGCCGGTTTCCGTGTCGGCGTTGGCAAGATTGTCGGTAACCTCTGGTTTGGCCCCTTCCCAGGACGCCTGGCTCCAGGCCGTAGAGAGCGAACCCTCCGAACCAGCGATGTCGAAGTTATCGGAAACTTCCAGGCGGGTTGTACTCTTGGCGACGGTAACAACCCCAAGCATCCGGATGGGATTGGAAGCCCCGCTTATCTGCTCGTCGGCCCACTTGACGAGACCGGGCCGGGAGCCTCCCCTCTCCCGGCCCTCGATGGTCCCGTCGGCCCTGACGTTTACGGCTTCAACACACGTGAACGGCGGCTGCTGACGGTAAGCATACCTGCGGTTCACACCGCCTACGGGAAACCGTAGCCTTTGTACGTGTTGCTGCGCCATGGCATTTCAGTGAGGCCATCTCGCGGTTTAGCGCAGTTGCACCACTTTCACCCAGTCCACCTCGACGTTTCTGGCGTTTGCATCGCCGTTCCGAATGGCGATGTAGGGGGCCAGTTCAGCCGTGCTGAACGCCAGGCTTGTGAGACCGGTCTTCGCCACGCCGTCCACATAGGGCGTGATGGTCGCCGAACCGCTTGCTCCGCCGTCGAAGTAGAAGCCGAGGCGCACATACGAGGCCGCAGCCGTCGCTATGCTGTTGCTGTCGTCATTGTTCCCGCCGGAGGCGTGAGAGAAGTCCAAATGGGTGTCACCGTCTTCTTTGTGGAAGACGACACCGTCAGCGGGCTTGTTGTCGGCCACGGCGCTGAGGTCCTCGTGGGCAATCAGGCCCACAATCCAGTCGGCGTTGGTGGCCTCGGAGAACTTCACCCGCGCCTCGAACCACAGTTTCTTGCCTTCGGCCAGCTTGAAGCTCTCCGTCTTGTAGGTGATGCTGTCGAAGTCGTCGTCGGCGTCGTCGTTGGTCAGCACCAGAACGCCGCCCACCGCATCGCCGACGGCTTCCGAAGCATTACCGCTGCCAGCCTCGACGGTCACGATGTCCCAATCCGTCGCCGTGAACTTCAGGAAGTCGTCGAAGAACTCATGGTAGATGAGTCCCTTCTGCGACGGGATGGCCGCGGGCACACCGGCCCACAGGCCCGAGGCTGGCCCGGCCTCGAAGTACGACCCGTTCCACCGGTAGCGATGGTCCGAGCCGTCACCGAAGACGAGGGCATCGTTATCGCCGAGCAGAGCACCGACTCCCTCGAACTGAACGCGGCCGTTGCCAACGTCGTACAACACGTACTTGCTCGTCGAGCCCAGGAAGACCTTGAAGTCGGCATCCTTAGAGCCCGTTCCGAGCTGAATGAGACCGGTATCATCAGCCTTCGGAACAAGCTTCAGGATACCGTTTGTGTCGTCCCATTCGACGGTAAAGTCTGCGTCATGCCCCAGGCGCAAATCCCTCATTTCGCTGAGGCGCTGGAGCAGCCATCTCACTCGGTACAACATGGTTTTCTCCTTCTGCGCTTTGGAGCCCAAGACGGGATGGGCGCACCGTCCGGCACCGTAACGAAGCTAGTCCTGCTTACCAACAAACGACGAAGAGTGTCTCGTTTTAGCTGGACACGTTGACGATGGCGTAACAGAGGACGCCGGTGAAGGAACAGGTGACGGTGTCTGCTTCCAGCGCCTTGTTTGTGGCCACCTTGAACCAGGGCATGGCGAAGCTTCCGCTGTGCGGAAGAACGAAGCCACGCTCATCGCTGACAGCAATCGCGCCGGTAAGAGCGTTGTCGTCCTCGTCTTGAAAGGCGACGGTACCCGCGCCGGTATCTGCGTGCCCGGCGATGGCGTAAACCCAAATCTGCTTGTTCTCGCCAGGCGCAGCAACGATTTGCTGGTTGGCCGTGTTGGCCGACAGGTTCAGCGCTACGCTGTGGTACGAGGCAACGTTCGGGGCACTCGCGCCGGCAAGCGTGCTGAGGAGGTCGTCATCGCGGACCCGCAGGTCTCCGTTGGCCGTCAGCTGAGCGGGGGCGTGGTAGCCGTCACCCAGTGCGATGTTCGCTCTGGTGTCCTTGCGGATGGGGTTATCAATCATCAGAACCCTCCTAATCTCCCCATTCCGTGTCGTTGTAGGTTGCCACCTTACCCGATGGCACGCGACGCATCAGGCTATCCTGGTAGTTGAGGTTCTGTCCGAAGAACTCAGGTGTGTGACGCGCGCGGTCTGCCTCGACTTCAGCCTGGAGCATCTGCATGAAAAGCGCCGTATGATGACCTGCGCCGTCATGCTCCTGCTGTTCGGCCACAGCCAGGCAAGCCTGCCGCACAAGCTTGCCGATGCTCATCCCGCCGAGCGGATACGGCTTCGAGCTGCTCAGCTTGTTCGGCAGAACCGCATACGTGTACTGGAGGGTGTAACTTCCGTCCGGGGTCGGGTAGACCAGGAGTTCCCACCGCTGACCTTCGTCCGAGGTGACGCTGGTGTCCTTGGGGCGCGTGGCGACGAATTGCGGATGTCCGGTCGTCGTACCCCCCGCCCGCATCTTGCGAATCTCCACCTCGGAGATGACGGGCACCGGAAGATACCGCGTCGTGGCGTCGAGCGTGCACATGCCCTGTATACCGCCGAAGTCGTCGGGCAGGTCGTAATCTTCCGTGTTTGCGACGATGGCAAGCGTCGTGGTGGGATAGAGCCAGCTCCACTGATGCTGGCTCTTTTCCCGCGGAAGAATCGGCGGTGAGTAGACCATCAACAGCGCGGCGTCGAGGATTTCCTCACAAAGGGTCAGTTCGCCGCTGCTCAGGGAGCTCGCGTCTTCGCCTTCGCCGAGAAATCCGAGATACCGGCCGATGGTCCGAAGAAAGTCATTGTACCCGAGCGCCAGAGTGCTTTCGGCCACGCTTCTTCTCCTGCGGCTCGTCGTCGTAGGTCACGTGCGTGACGATGGGCTTCGAGTCGTCCTCGGCGACGCTCACCTGGGGACGCGACTCATCGGGCACGTATTCCTTCCGCGGAGGCGGAGGCGGCTGCTTCTTGAGGCTCTTCTTCGGGTTCTTACACATGAGGCACATGAGAATCATGGCCTCTCGCGTGAAACCGCTCACGCGGCCACAGTTGGCCTGCAATTTCACCGCGGCTTCGTACATGTCGTTGAGCTCATCGCTGATGGCATACTCGTCCGAATCAGAGATGCCCAAGATACGCTCGAACGCCCGTCGGTCCTCGGGAAGCATCATCACTCCTCACCCTGGGGGAGAGGGCCTCGGGCATAAACGGTGAGACCCCCTCCCTGATCCGGGACATTACCTCAGCTGGGCGATACGCACCCAGTCCACCGTCATTTCGGCGTCGGCGCTGGTCTGCTCGCACTTGGCGACGAAGCTGAGCGCCATCTCCGTGACGGGAATGTCGTCGGTATCCGTGATGGTCCCGACGAGCTCGCCGTCAACGAAGTAGTCCACCTTCAGCTGGCCTTCCTCGGTGTAGACCTTGAAGCCCAACTTGTACCAGGTGTCGTCTTCGGCGTCGCCGCCACCTCCATCGGTGTCAATCTCGGCCGAACCCGCCTTGCAGCTGATGAACTCGATGTCACCGGCCGTGGAGTTCGCGTCCGTGTAGAACCCGAGGAGGCTGTTGTTCGACTCGTCGAGCTCGCCGCCGGCGAACAGAGACGTGTCGGTGGTTGCGAGGCCGATGAAGAACTGGTCGGGCGTTGTGGCAACGTCCGAGAACTTCACTCGCGCCTCGAACCAGAGGGTCTTGTTCGCGGCGGGCTTCCAGCACTCACCGGCCAGCTGGGCCTCGATGCCGTCGTCGGCACTGGCGTGGCCAGCGCTGTCCACGACCATCGCGCCGCCAGCGTAGTCCGCTTTCCTGAGCTCGCCCGACGTGGTGGTCGTGATGGCGTAGCCATCGTCGTCCGTCGGGTTGAGCGGGCCAACGAAGTCCTCGAAGTAGTAGTACCCCTTGGAGGGGTCTTCAATCAGTTCGAGGACGGGGCAGTCCGCCCAGATGAGCGGGCTGGGGCCGGTATTGCCCGTCGGCTCACCCATGTACATTCGGATGCCGGTAGGCATTATCTTCCCTCCTGACTAGATTACGAAGCCCAGTCCGACTTGGCGATGAGGATGAGCCTACGGCAGTCGTAGCACACCCAGTTGTAGGTCAGGTCCAGGAAAGCCTGGAGCACGTTGTGCTGCAACGGCGCAGGCCGCGGCCGTTCCTCTCGCAGGTATTCACCCTGGAGCACGACGGTCTTGAAGACCCCCCAGTCAATGCCGACGACCGGGTCCGAAGTGGAATCGTTCTGCTGGAGGTACGGAACGAACGTCACCGGGGTCCGGCGGAACAGGACCTGTCCGTCCTTCGACGCCAGGTCATTGCCGAGCCGGTCGTTCTGGTCCTCCAGGAGCTCTTCCATCGGCCCGAGCACGTCGTAGTTGGTGTACCACCCGTACCGGTGGCCGTCGGCGTAGTCCGGGATGGGCGGGTTCGGGATGACGGGCATGAAGTTCGTCATCACGGCCGCCTTCCTCATCTTGCGGATGAGGTCGGTCTTGCTGACCGCAGTGTACTGCGCGGTGTAGTTCTTCCACCGCGAGTGCGCGTTCCGGTCAATGCCGTAGGGGCCGCCCGAGAACCTGCTGTTGTTGCCGCCGTTGAAGCCCTCGGTGGCGTTGTACACCAAGCAGTACTTGATGCCGAACGGGGTCTTGAGGTCCGAAGAGCTGGCGGGCTGACCCCAGAAGTTCTCTTCCATCTTCTCCGCCAGGCCGATGAGCTGCATGTACCGCTTCTCTTTCACGATGTCGAGAATCTTGGCGGGGCTGCGGTTCATGCTCACCTGCCGGCGGTCGAAGACGTACCCCGACGTGGTATGCCGCCAAGGCGCGGAGCCCTGCACCAGGCCGTCCGCCTGGTTGAGGTTGTCCACCTCAAACAGGCCGACGTTCCGGGTGTTGTCGTCTCCGTTCAGGAGGACGTTGAACTGAATCTCCGTACCCGAGCGGAAGACGCGCCGGTTTTTCTTCATCAGCTGCGACAGAGCCACATGCCTCTGAAGGTCCGTTGCAATCTCCGTGAGCCGAAGACGCCCAAGGTCCTTCTGGGTGGCGACAACCATGTCGGCGATTTGGTCAATCGTCAAGGTTGCCATTGTTACCTCCCATTACGGAAGGTCTTCGTCGGTGTCTTCCTCGTCAACGGACTCCGCTTCAAACTCGCTGAGCATCGTCTTCAGCGTCTGAAGCGCGGCCTTCTCGCCCTTGGGCTTTGGCGCTGTCTGGCGAGTCGGCCGGCTGATGGTTTGCGAAGAGCGCCTCCGAAGTTCCTTCCGAAGTCGTTCTCGGTTTACATCCTTACCCTCCCGGGTAAGCACGACAGTCTTGGCGCGCTCGAAGAGCTCGTCGTCGCTGAGTTTCGGTTGGCCCAGCGCGTCACGGCCAGCATCAATGACATTCATCTCCTGGACGATAGCTTCCCGGAGCTTCATCTGCTCGCTGTTCACATCGAGCTCGGTTCCGGGCTGGTCCCCAAGGATGGCTTTCTCTTCATCCGGCAGGGAAGCCAACTTGCTATCGAACCACTCGACGAACTGCTGACCGGCGAGGCTCTGCTGCTGCGCCTCGGTCAGTTGGGCGACGCTGCCGACTTTCTCGTCCACGTACTGCTTGAGCTTGCGAAGGGTCTTCACAAGCTCCGCGTCGTAGAAGTCGGGGTCGAGGGAGATGAGGTCATCCTCTTCTTCGGACTCCTTCTCTTCCTCTTCTTGCTCTTCGTCGCCCTTTTTGCCGGACTCTTCCTCTTCGAGCTCCTTGGCAAGAAGCGAAAGGTGCTTTTCGAGGTGTCCGGCCTGGTGAAGGGCCGAGATTGCGTCATCGTCCAGCCCAAAGTCCCGCGCTATCTCGGCCAACTCTTCGGGTACTTCGGGCGCGACATCTTCTTCGGACTCGGATGTGTCGCCTTCATCCGAAGACCCGCCGGAATCTTTCTCATCGGCGGTCTTTTCTCCGGCATTCAAGACTTCGGAGAAGTCCTCATCACCATCGGGGTCTTCATCTTCCCCGATGTCATACGTTTTCTCAATCTGCGATTGAGCCTGCTGTTCCGGAGTCTTTTCGTCTTCCTTGCCGCTCATGCGTCTCCGTAGCCTCCATCCAGGTCGTGGACGCCAAACGCCCTACAAACATCCTTCCGATGCTTCCGCGAGACCAGCTTCGGACGGCCCCACGAATCGAACTGCGTGTCTTGGACACCTCTGGCCTTCAAGAAATCGCGGGCCTCGGGTATCTGTTTGGGATGAACAGCAAGTGCCTCACTGTAGAAGTTTCGCCAGCGCTCGACCTTGCCCGGCCGGGGCAGATGCTCGGCGCGCAGGTCCCGAACCGTGTTCCGGCTGCGACAATGCGGACAACGCTCATTGCGAAGGGCGTGTTGCATCGGCTTGTGCTTCTCGAACTTTCGGCCGCAGTTCTTGCAATGATAGCAGTAAATCATGTCACGCACCGGTCACCTTGATGCCAAGCACCGCGAGAATTGCTATACCGACGATTTCGAGCGCCTTGTAAAGGACCTTCCAGTACCACTCGCCGCCGTTACCGTTTACTTCGTCGAGCGATAACTCAAGTCTAATTACATCCGACCTGAGCATCAATGTCAAGACCTCGGCGAAGAGTACCTGCCTGGACACGATATCGCGCCGACATTCAATGGCCCACTGCGGCCGCGAATCATCGTCGGCCAGGAGCACCGCTGCCTGACTGGTTGTGGCGCTGAGCTTCTCAATCCAGGCTTTCTCCATCTCGATCAGCTGCTGAATTTCTCTGGCGCGCTTCACGAGGCTACTCCTCTGCAAGCTGGCGCGCCTGCCCCTGTTGTAATTGCGCGCCCAACAGGAGATTCACAAGAGCGTTCTCGCGGCCGGCCGGCGTCCCCCCGGGCCTGCTGACCCGCTCATAAATTCTCTTCCCACCGGCCGGTTGCTGTGGGCCGGCCGGTTGCGGCATCTCGTTCGGCCGCGGCACGTCAAAGTTCACGAGGTACTGAAGCTCGGGCAGATTGGCGTACTCGGCCACGAGCTTGAGATACTCCTTGATGTTCGGAGCCCCGCCCTGTTCGGTAAGGAGCTGAATGGCCCCGAGAATGTCCTCATGCCAAATGCTGCGGATGAGGTTCAGCCGCACGGTCGGGTCTTCGTGCCGCATACTGAAGGGCTGCACGTCAATCTTGAAGTCGCTGAAGTCTCCCTTTTTGGTTTCCGAGCTGAATTCGCCCGGCACGACGATGTCCGTGCCCTCGATTTTCCGCTCGTACCGGACACGAATCAGCGGGTCCTGCCAGATGTACCAGGCGATGGCGTGGACGATGCCGCGGGTCCAGGTAATGACCTGGTCCTGCATGTCGGCAAGCCGCTGCGAGGCCGACGCTCGGAGCATCTGGTCCTGCCCGAGGGTTTCGGCCTGCGGCGAGAGCCCGCCGAGCGCATCGAGGTTGCCGGCCATGTATGTGAAGAGGTTCTTCATCTGTATGAAGAACGCGAGGGTGGCCGGGTCAACGCCCCCGAATTTCTGCTCCTTCATGTCGTCGGCGAATTCAACGTGAATCGCGTCACCGTCGGACGCTTCGAGCACTCTCTGGGCGTCTTGCTTGGCCGCGCCGCGAACCAGCAGGATGTCCTTCTCGCGCTCAGCCTGGTGCCCCATCTTCCTGAACAGGTTGTTCGCCAGGATGTGCATGTCGTACCAGAGAGCAACAGGGGGAAGGCCCAGGGGAGAGCCGGGTACTTCGTGGAACCGGAGGAGGTGATAAGGGCCATCATCCGGGCCTTCCCATTCGACAATGCGGAGCGGAGGTATATCCTGAAACTCGCCGCTGTCGTCCGATGCAAGGGTCACCACGAGCCGTTCCGCCGGCAGCCAGATATCCCACAGGGTGACATGGTCCTGGTACTCGTCGCTGTAGGATTCCAGCCCCCTGGCGATGTTCTTGACGTGATACTCGTCGTCAGGGCCTTCGTTGTCCGTGTCCGTGCCGGTCACTTTGCCGCGCGCGGTCTTGTTGAAAGTGGGCTCTTCCTTGACCACATCAATGGGCAGGCGGTAACGGTTGCCGCAGAACTGCACGGCTTCCATCGAGGTGGCGGTCATGTCCATGACCCAGTCGTCGAACAAGACCGGGTCGGCGAACGGCTGAGCCACGTCGTGGAGGAACCCCATCGCCTCGATGTATCCGGCCCGCTCCAGCCCCACTTTCATCAGGCCGAGCGGGCTGAACATGGCGTAGGTGACGCCCATTCGGAGGTTCTCGACGAGGTTAATCTCCTTGATGCGCTCGTTGACCGCCGTCTGGAAGTCGTAAGCGGTCGGTTTCAGGGCGATGTTCGGCGTGGTAATCGTCGCGTGGGGGTTTCGGGCGGCCAGATGCCGCCGATAGATGTTGACGGCCAGCTCGATGAAGTTCGCGTAGGTCCGCCGCATACCGACCTCACCGAACCGGCTCCCGACGTAATGCTCGACGGCCTGGAAGTAGTTCTCTCGAAACGGCCGCAAGCGCCGGTTGCTCTGCCGGATGGCTTCTGTGAGCCGCACCAGTTGTCGCGGGTTGTTTGGATTCACCGCTTATCCTTCTTGTGTTGCCTGGCGGTATCGGCGGACAGCGTTCTTCCTGGCCACCTTCTCGCGCGCCCTTCGGAACGAGCTGTAGCACACGGCGGCGCGCTGGTCCTGTCTCGGGTACTCACGCTGCATCACGTCGCTGCTCATGCAACGGCTGATGAATTCACGCTCGCTTTCGCCGGGGTTTGGTGTCGGAATCGGCATGGCTATTCCTTCCGGATGGCGTTGACGGTTTCCTGGGTGTTGCGGGCCTTCTGAATGGCCGTGAGCACGTCCAGCATCTCCTTCACGACATCCTCGGGCAGCTTAACCTTCAGTAATTCGAGGGCGTCGGTGAGGGATTTAGCGGCTCGGTAATTATTCAGCGCCAGCTGTTCGGCTTCAGCCACCTGTTTGGAGAGTTTCTTCTTTCTGGCCTCGCTGTAAGCAATCCAGGCTGCGCCGATAGCGCCGATGATGGCCGCCAGCGAGCGCAGGCCCCAGCCGCCGATGATGAGCGGCTCCTTGGCACCGGGCGGAGCGCCCTCGGCCACGGCCTCCATCTTCTCGCCGGCCGCCTTCATGCTCTCGGCGACCACCTTCAGGTCCTCTCCGGCCTGTTCGAGGTTGCTCAGCCAGGCGCAGCCGGCAACGAAGCTTGCCCCGAGCAGGCACACCAGAGCGACCGTCACGGAGACTCTGCGCATCTTCAATCCTCCCACAATGACCTCTTTCTGGCCTCTTCCTTACGGCGGTTCAACATCCGCTCGGCAAACGAGCCGGGCGGAATGCCTTCTTCGGCCGGGACCGGCGTTTGAAGTTCCTCTTTGAGAACCTTCCACATGAGGGCATCAGCGATGACGCGGTCCCCATGGTTCTGCTTGGCTCCTGATGGGTCGAGGACGTTCTTGCTCCGTGCATGGGCAACGGACCCGTCAGGGAAGAAGATGTATTCCCGACATTCGGCGATGGCGTGTCGGTCGTAGTTGACCAGGTCGCCCACGTTGAGCGCCAGTCCGTACTGTTCCAGAAGCTCCCGGCGGGAGTCCTTGGTGGGCAACCAACCAAGCCGCGGCTCAGCCTTACCAGTGACGCCGGGCTCCTCGCTCCGACGCCGATAGATGTTCCCATAACCGAGCTCTCGAAGGGTTTTCAGGAAGACGCGGTTGTGACCGCCGGAGCACTCGGCGATAATCATCGGCTCCGGCCCGTTGGGACCAGCGAACCAGCGCGCGAGAGCGCAGCAGAGGACGGCCAGATTGTAGGGCAGGATGTTGGGGCTGACGAACGACGCCACCTTCGCGCGCTGTCTGGCGTCTCCGACGCTGATACAGGAGTTGGACGCCCCCGTACCGGCCGACACGTCCACGCCGATGGCGTAGAGGCGGTCGTGGGGCGGCTGTTGGGTGACCGGGTCGAGGTTCGTCCAGAGCCTCAAGCACCCCTTCATGTGCTTGACGAACTTCCTCGGTTCGCCGGTTTCGGGGTCGCAGTGTAGGTCGCCGATAAGGAAGGGCGGCCTCGTCTTGGCCTCGACCCGATTGAGCATGTTGCCGTCGAAGAACGTGAAGTCCGACCCGAGGAAGTCCATGTCCAGTTCCTGGCTGATAATCTGCCGGTTCTGCGCCCGGGCCTCCTCGTTGTCGTACCAGGGGCTTCTTACTCGGCCGTCCAGGATGAACGGATAGTCGGACTTGAACGGGTAGGTCTTATCGAGGATGACGAGCTGGCCGTTCTTGGAGGTATAGAGCCCTCGACTCCAATCCGGGCGGTCTTGCCAGGACACCCGCAGTTGGAGGATGTTCGGATTGTGGGCTTGGTCGTAGAAGGCGTTCCCTGTTCCCATCGGAGTGGAGTTGAAAATTCGGCAGTGGGTGACCGCCTGGGTGGCGAAGAGGGCTCTATAACCATCATCCCGCCCGAATGCCGCAAACTCGTCGAACAGGGCCGCGAGGCGTCTGCCGCCGCGGCCCACGTTGCCGGTCGTCGAAGCGCCGGTTATGGTTGAACCGTTCCGTTCGTTCTTCAGCCGGAGTTCGAGCATGTCGAAGTCGGGCCTCATCCAGGTCGGCAGGCCCGCCATGCCGGCTTCCCCCTCGATGAGGAACCGAATCTTCTCGAACAGGGTATCGGGGTCACCCTTGTGGTAGACCATCCGCTCGTTCCGGCTGACCAGCAGGAAGTGGCAGAACGGGTAAAACAGCCACTTCCAGGCGAACAGCGAGAGAATCATCCAGGACAGGCCCACCCCGCGGCTCTTCGTGATACAAACGTCCTTTTTTCCCAGCGCGCTTTGGAGCTGGAGGAGGACCTTGTCCTGGAATGGCCATGTTATGAAGGGCTTTACGTCGCCGGTGAGGGGTTCGAGAATCCACGCGAAGGTGTTGAGCCAGAACAGGAGGTCCTGGCGGCAGGCCGTCAGCAGCGCATCGCGCACCCGGGCGTCGGCCTCGGCGGCCTCGATGCACCGCTGCCGGTATGCGAGGTTTTTATCCTTGTCCTTCGGAACCAGACTGTACAGGCTCGTCGGCTGGTTCTTCGTCTGGCTCTTCAGTTGCAAGGCGTCGGATAGTATCGAGCACTTGCGCGTCACCGGCTTCCCTCTCGGGTTCCTCTTCCTTCTTGTCCGCCCTCTCGACGATTCTCGACCAGACCTGCGGCCAGAAGGTCTTCACCCGAAATTCCCTCGACTGCCTTACGTCCCGAAGAAGCGCCCAGGCCCTGCGGCACGGGGCGTCCGAAACCTTCACGTCGCGGTTCAGAATGTTCGCCGCGACCCAATCCACGATTTGCTTCCGACTGACGGACTTCTCGTCTACTCCCTCGAAGTCCTCCGCTCCGAACGTCCAGTCTTCTTCTTCCAACCGTGAATTTCGCGCCGCAGCCTTCTTCGGCGCGCTGCGTCCTCCTTCTTCCTGCGCCACCCCATCACTGTCCCCCTGAACCTCGGGAATCAAACGCCACTTCGCTTCCTTGACCGAAATGTCCTCCTTCTCTGCAAGAGCCAGAGCCTTCTTCGTCCAGACCCGATACCGCCCCGGGTCGGCCGCGTAAAGCTCCCGATTCAACCGTTCGACCGTCTGCCGCTGCTCCCTCGTCAAACCCATTTCTCTCCTCCGAATGCCAATGCCTCGCATATAGCATATTCGCCCGAGCTTGTCAAGACCCCCGTCGCTGGCACCGAAATTTCCTCCGCTCTTCCCCCCCCTAAGAACCCCCCCCATCTTAATATATACCCTTTAATCTTTAACTTACACATAAGGGAGTAAGAGTATAAGACCCTTATGCTGCTCTTACTCTGTATGTGTAGCTTATATATATATCTATCATAAGAAGGCGCTGAAAGCTTGACAGAAAACCGTAAACGCCTTCCTTTCAAGCTGTCATTCAGCCGATTATGAACCCGCCAGAAAAACGGACCCAGCCAAAGGGTAAAGAAAAAAACGGCCGGCTTTCTGATAACAAGCCATGATATCATTCTGAAACCGACCTGAACCCACCCCTGGTGACTCCAGAGAGCGAAGTATAATCTCTCCCACACGCCCGCGAGCGGGCGGGGGGGAGAGGTTCACCGCCGCCGGCGGTTTCGGCGGCGGTTTGCGCAAGGCGCGCGCGGAAAGGGGGCAATATTCGACCTGAGGGCGCTATCGGTCCGTTCCCACCGATACCATGCGGGCCGTTTGCGTGGGGCTGCTACAGGCGCGCGAGCAGGGCCGCTGCGGGTGGGGGTCCGCGATAACAAGCCATGATACCGTGCGGTCTAATCCGCTGGAAATTTTCCCTTGACATTGTCGGGGGCGCATGGTATAACTCATAATGTAATGAGCATTACGACTCTAGACAGAGGGGAGGTGAACGCCGGGCGACGGTTGGCATTGGGTTGTTTCTTTGGGTGCAGGTAGGAGATTCGGGCCATGGAGTTGACATGTGTTCCGGCGGTGTTCAAGGCGATTGAACTCTCGCAACAAGGGCAGGATGCGATCGAGGAAGCGTTGAAGACGGGCGGCGGTCGCGCGCCCGGCCATTGTCCGAACGAGGCATGCCGTAAGCAAGGCTCACTACGGCTAACGCGGTTGAACGGCGACAAGTACACGGTCCGGGATGATTCAATGCCCGGATTCTATCGGGTCGAGTGTCGGTGCGAGTCGTGCGGCGCGGAGGGAAAGAGCGACGCGGCCTATATTGCGGCGCTGCTTCTTCTCTACGGCGAAAAGTCCTATCAAGCGGAGGGCGAGGCATGATGGGTCTTGCTGAAATCCGCGCGGCGAATATGGCGGCTGTGCGGAAGGCTCGTATCCGCGACCTGTGCCGCTGCGCTGCGCGGTGCAATAAGGGTCCGGGCTGGACAGAACGCGACCTCTGGCCGGGCGATGAAGGATACCGGCCCGAGGATGTAGAGCGGGCGGAACGTGGCGAGTCCGTCCGTGGAGAGAGTCTCTAAGGTCCTGCGCCCGGGGGGGGGGCGACGGCTCCGGCCGTCCCCCCCGGGCTTTGGAGGGTTCGCGGTGGCGGTTCTCGACTGGATGGCGGCGGCGAGACGGCGGCTTCCGAAAGCCCGACTTCTGGCGCGGCGGCAGGCACTGAGAACCGGCGAGCACCGGTTTGTTGTCCTGGACGCGAGCGACGACGACGACCCGTTGCGTATCTGCCGCGCCGACGAGTTGGACCGGTTTTATCTCGGTTGTCCCGTCCTGTATACGACGGAAGACGACCTGGACCTCGAATAGGAGAGTGGAACGATGGCTTTCAAGGTCTACCACGATACGATAAAGGGCATCAGAAGCACCTACGGCTCCGGTCTGGCGGAGATTGCGTTCGAAAGCGGACGAATCGCGCACGTGTCCTCCGGTTGCGGCCTGCGAGCGTTCGCCCACGCCTTCGGAACAGTCGGGAACGCGGTCGGTAAAGGGATTTTCTGGACCCCGGACGACATCATGCCGAGCGTGATAGCGGGATTCACCCCAGAGGGCGAACCTGACGCATCGAGATTCGCGGATATCCCCGAAGGCGGCGTCGGAGAATTCGACCCGGCGACCGAGACTCTGACGGTTCTCGAAGAGGGAGCGGAAGAATGAGTCTGTATCAGTGGGAAAAAGTCCGACCCATTGGGCCGTTCCAGATATGGAAGCGGACCGTAAACCCCAAGTACAGCGAGGAACCACCGCACGAAGAAGCGTATGCTGTTACGCTTCTGGCGGACAAAGGGCCGCGCGACTTCGACCTGGGCTGGAAAGTTGACGAACGGGTGCTTTTGCGCCTCCTCGATGCGGTTGCTCCCTTGTGGACCAAGCAACAGCCCCTGGATGTCTGTTCGTTCTGCGGCAGACACGCGCCGAAGGGAAGTTTCCCGCTGTACGGGAGTCAACATGCCTGCCCAGACTGCTACTGCATCCTGAAGCGGCTGTTAGACCTTCTGAACGAGAAAGTAGAGGGAGAATTGGAATGAAAAGCCCGCACCAGTGGCGGAAGGCGTTCCAAGTGGGGCCGTTCCAGGTCTGGGAGCGGAAGGTGAAGGCGCAGGTGATGGCCGAGTGCGTCCTCGTGAGTCCCGAGACCTACTTCGTGACCAGAATCGGCGACCCAGCGCCGAAGGATTCTTGCCTCGGCTGGGCTATCTCTGGCGGGCTTCTGGAGCGGCTTTGCCGAGCGGTTGCGTATGGGCCTGGCGACCAGTCCCGCATTGACAAGTGCTGCTTCTGCGGGCGAACTGCCCGCAAGGGCGAATTCGCCACGTATGACCGCGAGCGGGTGATATGCCCGTCCTGTGACTACATGCTCGCGCGGCTGGAAGAGGTCCGCGACCGAGGGGGAGAGCAAAGATGAGCGAGGGTTCATGGGTTCGCCTGTATTCAGTCGGGCCGTTCACGCTCTGGCGGCGGGAAGGTGCCGGTCAGCGGTTCGCCAGCACACACACCGTTACACTCGGCGAGAAGCGCCCGCATGAACGGGACCTTGGCCTGGATGTCAGCGGGCCAACGCTTCTGAGGCTCTGCAAGGCCGTTGCGCGAGCGCGGAACCTAAGCCCAGCGCCGGAGATATGCGTCTTTTGCGGCGAGGCCAATCCGCGCACGTCCACCGAATACAAAGGGTACAGGGTGGTGTGTGCTGAGTGTGAGGGGCTGATGCAGCGCCTTCACGAAATGCTGGATGCTGAGGAAGGGAGTCAAACATGAGCGAGGAAAAGAAGTGGAAGCACCTGCTGACGGTCGGGCCGTTCCGTATCTGGCAACGGAACGTGCCTGGGGCTAAGGTCTACTGGTGCGCATACACGGCGACGCTTACCGATGACCCGCCGAGTGAGTGCGAACTGGGCTGGGACGTTCCGATAACCACCTTCCACCGGCTCTGCCGCCGGGTGGCGGAAAACGTTGGCCTTGAGGTCACCCCCCAGTGCAGTTACTGCGAGAAGGGAGACGTGCTCGGCGACCTCGCGCCCGATGGGCATGGCGGAAAGATATGCCCGGCCTGCAAGCGCCTCATGGAGCGGCTGAACGAGATGCTGCTTATGCAGAAGGTTCGGGATAGCATGGATTCGCGTGAGAATCCGAACGAATAAGTTTCCAAGAGGCTGCTTCGGGGGGCGACTTGCCCCTCGGGGCCGGAGATGAGCGATGAAGACCGAACAGCGACCGGCCAAAGTAGTCGTCCTGAACCGGAGTGGATGGCGAGTCCATTACCCCGAGCCGGAGAAAAAGGGCCTCGGCGGATACGCCACGGGGCGGGAGCCGGAACCGCCGCTCGAAACCGAGGAATTCCGCATCGAGGATGGAACGCCCGTCCTGGATATTCGGCAGGCCGTGGAGACCGAACAGGGGAAGCGGTGGAGTATTATCGGGCCGCTTTGCGATGCGAGCCTGGAGCCTGGCGAAATTCGGAAGGGCGGATACGCGGGTCCCGAACTCCAAGAGGTTCTTGAGGGAACCCTTCACGGCACCGTCGCCATGATTCACGAAGCGCTGAGTAATCCTCCCCAGTCCGTCGGGCCGCTCGACTCTGTGAGCGCCCAGGAATACGTGAAGGGCTGGGTGAGGAACGGCGGCGCGAGGCTGGGCACGTATCAGAACGGCAAGCCGGTATTCCAGCAGGAAGGAGCACAGCAAGTGCTTTGGCCCGAGACTGAGGGGGCGAAGAAATGACCAATGAGGAACGCGAGGCCCTGCAACACGTCAAAACGACGCATCTTGAAGCGCAGATTATCAAAGAGCGGAACGAAGCCCTTCTACAGGCCCTCGACGCGGCGACGCCTGCCCTTTTGGAAGGGGAGCGCCCAGAGGGGTGGGATGATATCACCACCACCGCAACCATAGCGCCGGGGGAGATTGTGATTGGTTACGAGTGGTGCGAGTGGTGGTCTGGTTCTATCGGCTGCCCGCACTGTCGCCTGGACGACATTGTCCGTAACCCCTGCCGGTACTGCGAGTGGCGGCATTACCCCCGGGAGTGTATGAAGGGCCTGAGAACAAGCGGTGTCCAGGCCGTCTTCTGTTCCTTCGCCTCCTTCAATGGCGTGGCCCTCCATCATATCGATTCTGCGGACCTTGTCGTTGGCCTGCGCCTGGCGTCGAACGGAGAGTATCTTTTTCACCGAAGGGGGATGCCCGCTGACCCCTGCGATATCGACCGCATCAGGCTGTTCCTGGCGGGACATATCGAGTGGGCGGATTCAGTTCTGGCGAAGGGAAAGAACCATGGGACCGAACCCAGCCATCAAGATTGAAGAACTGCGCGAGGCGGAAGGGCAGAGAGCCTATCGTATGTGGATTCACGTGGCGGCTGCGGCTGCCCTGGTAAGCGGCCTGGAGCGCGCGGTTCAGGAAGCAACGCGGACCGGCGGAACGCACTGGGCATTCGCCGTGATGGGCGGCGACCGTCTTGAGGTGGCCGTCTGCGGAACCACAAAGGTGAGGGAGTAAAGATGCTGTACGCAATCAATGTCGCGGATATGACCAAAGACCCCATTCTCTCGCAGGTCCTGATAGGCCCGCTCGTGCCGAACAGGATAATCGTCAAGGCAGAGCCGGACCGCATCGACGGCGGAGCGGTTCAATTGCAGTGCTCTGAAGAGCAGGCTGAGAACGTCCTGGCGGTAATCCGCCTGAAGTACAAGCCCCATGAATTCAGGGTCTACCGCTCAAAGACCGGCAAGCGGTGGGTCCGAGCGAAGGAAGCCCACCTGGCCGAAAAAGAGAGCGCCGATGACAACGGTCGTTCATAAGTGAAGAGAGATGCCCTTGCCCGTTCGCGCGGGGCGGGTGAGGGCTTTTCAGGGACCCGCGTGAGGAGTGGAGTGATGCTTTCCATCTCTGCCAGTCGTGGACGCTTTGTCGGACGCGAGGAACTGCCCCGCTTCGAGCCACCTGAGCCGGGGCGTTACACGAAGGGAACCCGGTGGCAACCGCTGCATCACCACGTCCTGGCGAACCGTCTTATCGAAGCCGTGCAGCGGCGAAACATCGAGGTCAGACGCGAGACCTGGGCCGTGAGTGCGAATGGCCACGTGCTCTATGGCGGGCTGGACCTGGAGATACCGCCCGAGGTCCAGCAGAGGCTGCTGTTGCCCGACCTGAAATCCGACGGCATGGGGTACAGCATCGGGGTCCGCAATTCAAACGACTCGCGGTTCGCGGTGACGCTCTCCGTCGGCGCGCGAGTGTTTATTTGCGAGAACGGCGTGATCACCGGTAGTTTCGTGCTCCGCCGCCGCCATACCACCGGCCTCGATCTGGATGTGGCCCTCAACGAGGCCATGGACCGGTGGCTGGCGAGCGCTCGGGGTATCGCCGGGACCGTTACCAGGCTCCGCGCGACCCGGCTGTCCTACGAACAGGCCCATGACGTTCTGGCGAACCTGTACCGAGAGGGCGCTATCACGGCGACCCATCTCGGGAAGGCGCTCGACGAATTGCACGAACCGCGCTTCGAGGAATTCCGTGGGAACGGCGACACCACCGCCTGGAACGTGCTGAACGCTGTCACCTTTGTCGCCAAGACCGTTGCGCCCCGTCGCCAATTCCAGGCGATTACGGGAGCGACCCGGAAACTCGCAGAACTGGGAGCGACAGTATGAGAAGGAAATGGAAGGGAAAGCGCCTGCCGGTATCGCCGATTGACCTGGCGCGCGTGACCGTGGACATCAGGAAGCGAGAGCGGGAAGCATATCAGGCCCCGCTTGAAAAGCGGAAGGAACGAAGGGCTGCCTTTGCGGCGGCCCTTCGCAAAGGCCCCACCTCGTTGCGGGGAGTGTTGGTCAGCATCCTGGCAGGCGATTACGGTGCCATGTACGCTTCGGCGGCGAACGCCGCTGCAAACTGGCCCAGCACAAGCGGGCGGCGCGGAAAGCGGGCCTTCTACCTGGCCGCCTTGCTCCACTGGTCGGTGCCGTACCGCCATGCCAAAGACGAATTGCGGCGGCTGCCCCGCGCCCAGCAAATGAGAATCCTGGTGCACCTGGAAGCGGTTCTCAACGCCTGGAAGGGCACCTACGGCGAGACCTATAAGAAAGCCAAGGAAATCGAGAACTGCCAGTGGAGATGGTAGATGCAGGATTACGTCGTCGGCCCTCTGGCCTGGCTTGTCTGCGTGCTGGTAATCTGGTTCTGTTCTTCGAGGCGATAAGGAAGATGCGGAAAACCGAGGCGATAATCTACGCGCGGTTCAGTGACCGCCCGGATGCCGCGAATTCACAGAGTATCGCCAACCAGATTGCGGCCTGTAAGCAGTACGCACGCCAAAAGGGATACAAGGTCGTCGCCACCTACACCGATGAGGCGTTGTCAGGCGATGATGCAGAGCGCCCGGGCCTGTGGGCCGCAGTTGATGACCTGCGGCCGGGGCGCGTGCTCATCGTGTCGCACCTGGACCGCCTGGCGAGGAACGTCCTGCTGTGTGAGACGATTATCCGCCAGATAAAGCAGAAACGGGCCAGGTTGGAAGCCGTTCAACATCACGTGGGTGAAGATGACGACCCGGCTGCCCGCATGACACGGCAAATCTTGGCCGCCCTGGCGGAGTACGAGCGGCGAATCATCGCACAACGAACCAAGATGGCGATGCTTCGGTACCAGGCCCAGAAGCGGCGCATGAGCGACCGGCCGCCTTTTGGGTTCCAGCGCGACCCGGACGACCCGGCGATGCTCATCGAGAACCCCGAGGAGCAGATGGCGCTCCAGCGCATGATTATGCTGAGGCGCGGCGGCATGGGCTGTCGGAAAATCGCGCGGTACATGGAAGAGAACGGCGTCCCCTTCCGCGGACGCCAGCGGTGGTACCCCGCTACTGTCCATCGAATTCTTAAACGACACGCAGAAAGGAGTGGAGAATGAGCGCGTTCGTCTGTAGTGAGATTACGTTCCAGCGGATTGTGACCGGCCTGATAGAGGCGCGTCAGGACACGTCCGGTAAGTACCCTCCGCCGCCCCTGCCTGCTGATTACTGGAACGAAATGACCGAGGCACAAAAGCGCGAGGCCGCCTATTATCTGATAAACACCCTGTTCGACATCAATGTGGCGGCGGTTCGGGAGCGCTACGGCGACGACGCAAAGGATATGATTCCGAGCGCCCGGCCGAAGGTAAAGAAGGTACCGATAACCCCGATGATATTCCTGAAGGCTCTGGATTGCTTCATCTACCAGGCGTGCGAGAGCACCAAGTGGACGAATCAGGCCCTCGTTGCCGAGCTGGAGCGGTACGCCGACGAACTCGCGCACAGCATCGTTCACCGGTTGCCGCAGTGGGACGCGACGCCAGGATGGGAGTGAGATATGGGTGTCTACATCTGCAAGGAATCAACGTTTCGGATGATTGTCAGCGGCTTGGTCCAGGCCCTCTCCGACGGGGGCAAGAGCGCCCCCTGGCCGCCCGAGATACTCTTGCCCGGCTGGCGAGAGGCATCAGAGGACGAGAGGGCCGAAATCGAGCAGTGGCTTCTGCAAGCCCTGTTCGAGATGAACGTCCGCGCAGTTGAGGAAGCATACGGTTACGCCGACGTGAAGAAAGCCCCCAAGATGAAGCGGGTCCGGGTGAAGCCGTTGAACTTGCTCAAGGCCCTCGACTGCTGGCTCTTCCAGGCATACGAACTACTGGAGAACCACGACAATCCCATCTTGCAGGCGCTCCAGCAGTATGCCGACAAACTGGCACACCGCCTCCTGATGCACACGGCGGCCTGGCAATTGGCCAGAGGGTGGGAATGCGAGGGCTTCTGATACTCATGTGCTCACTCTGTCACGAGGCCAACGCGAGCCATCCAGCCGATAAGAACTCGGGCGTCGCCGACCAGGACGCCCTGCCCACACCTGGCGGCCGCCTCGATAAAGGCCCATTGCGCGGGCCGCAGGCGGTCGCCAGGGACCTTTACCTCGAACCAAATCGCCTTCCCCACCCTGGGGAACGTCAAGAAGGCGTCTGGGAGGCCGCTGGAGCCCCTGAGACGCCCGACCTGGTGCAGGACCCACGCCTCGCCCCCTACGGCCCGTGTAGCGGCCCGTATGGCCTCCAACTCGCTTTTGTGCGGGCGTCCACGACCTGTCCGGCGAGTCACGGACTTGACAAAAACCCCGTCCCGAAGTTCGTAGCCAGCCAGGCGTAGGGCTTCTGCGCTGATTCGCGGCATTGTCGGCCCTCCACGTGAGCGCGGCGTCGGCAGACCCGCCGGCCCTATTCCCGCAACTCCATGACCGATTTCCGCAGATGTTTCTCGCACACCTTTTGAGCCGCCCGCGCGAGCAAAAAAACGTCGAGCGATTCGCCCTCTGCCCAGGACGCCAGGCGTTTCCATTGGTTGGCGGCCTTACAAAGGCAAGCTATCTTCGAGAGCGGGTTACCCGGGCTTGGTTCGGCACCTTCGGCGTCTCTGGCATCGTCGGGGGCATCGCCGCCCCCCGCCTCTTTTTCGGGCTTTGCATCACAGACGGAAGGCGACGGCCCCGAGGTCAAGGCTTTCGCCATTCGTGCGACCCCCGGCCAGCACCTCTCGCAGACGAAGCCGGCGCGCCATTCCTCCTCCCACTGGCCGGTTTCGAGGTCCTTGACGACCAACTGAAGCCGAATCCGGCGATAACTAGGGCCTTCGTAGGTGGTTCCGCATCCACCGCAGCGAAACTTCCCCACATCCTTCATTATAGAACCTCCTTTCCCGAGTCCGCGTGGCCCTGAGCAGGCCCAGGGAGTCCCGACCCCCTTCGGTAAGGGGGCCACGCCATCCTGCCCAGAGCCCGAGCGTCGGCCTCAATCTTCCTTCTTCACGTAGCCTTTGCCACCACACTCGTAGCAGCGGCAAGCGGCGAGCGTGGCGTCAGCGTAGGACAAGACACCACTTCCCCCGCATTTGTGACAGGGCCTGAAGCCCTGGCGGGCGAGGGCTCTGCTCGCTTCATACAGTCGCGTGTCGCAGACCTGGAGGGCCTTTCGCGCGAAGTGGCACACCTTCGACGCACCATAGGTCATTACGCCCTCGGACCAGCGCACTATACGCCGCCAATGCTCCTGAGCCTCTGCGAGGTAGACCATCTCTCGGATGAGAGAATCAGGCTTGTCGCAAAGAGGCTTCTTGATTGGCGACTCGTATTTGGGCTCCTCGCCTTCCTCGTCGGCGGGTTCAATGTAAGTCTTTTCGGATGCCATTTTCATCTTCTCCTTTCGAAGAGCGGTAATTCTTTGTGCGCCTTCTTGCCAGTTCGCGCGCGGTCGCGTTCTCGCCTTCCATCGCCTCCCGCCAAAGGAAGTCACCAACGTCCACCAAGAGTTCGACGATGTTCTCCCTCATACTCCAGCCCTCTCGAACAGGTCCGCCAAAAGCCGCTCGCGTGTCCGCGCAATAGCCTCGGTGGAAATGTCACAGAGAATCGCCCCAAGCCCCTCGGCGACCGCCGCCACGCCTGTCGAACCGCTCCCGCAGAACGGGTCCAACACAATGTCGCCGTCCCTCTTGCTGTTCGCAATCAACCGCCGCAACAGTGGCACCGGCTTCTCGGTAGGATAGTACCGTTTTCCCTTCAGGCGTGACTCTCGCAGGACATCGGGCCAACCCAGGTGGTTCAATCGCCGTTTCCCCGCACACAGAAACACGATGTACTCGACCTGCGCGCGCCAGTGATATCCCATGCCGGGATGCACCTTGTCCCACACCAGCGGCTTGGAGTACGTGAAATATTCGTTCAGCGCCGACTCGCGCACGTAGCCCAGGATAATCGGCATCACCTCATGGTCCGCAAACATGTACACGTGCGCGTCGTCCGCCAGCACGTGCGGGAGCGCGCAGAGAAACTCCCACAGGTACTCCCGGTCAATCGTCGGAAACCATCCCTTTCGTCGTTCCGGGTCGCGGTGTCCGCGTAGGCGGGTCGTCGTTCCCATCGAGCGCCACTTGTCCAGACTCCAATACGGCGGGTCAGTCAGGAGCAAGCCTGGTCGCACTCCTTCGTCGCGGAGTTCATCAAGGAACTCCAGCGCATCCGCCTGCCGAACAGTAACTCGGCTACCTACGCTCATTCGCGGCATTTATCGGCCCTCCTGCGGCCCGCACTACCTCCTCGAACAGGGCATCCACGTCTCCGTCCCTGTCTATCAGCCGCCCGTCAATCGCCACGGCGGGCGAGACCGCTGGCGCGCCGTAGTAGGCCCACGCGGCAAGGCCGTCCACACTATCTATGTCCAGTTCTCGGAAAGGGATGCCCGCCTCGCGCAGGCGGCGCTTCAGTTCCTGGCAGCCGCCGCAGAGCCGACGGGTAAGGACCTCCACGCCCGTGCCCCAGGTGACCCAACCGAGGCTTGCCGGCCTGATGCGCCCCTTCACCGCTTTCGCTTCGGGCATTTCTGCCCCGCCTGGCGTCGGCGGCCAATACCGAACTTCGACCGCTGGTAGGAACCCTTGTAGGGTCCCGTGCCGTCTCGTCGTCCGCGTGCATTTCGGGCCATGATATCTCGCTCCTTTCGGTGCGGGCCGGTCCGCATTCACACTTGTTCCCGCTCCCTGCCTCCCTTTCGCTGCTGAAGTGAAGCCGGCGGCCTCAGAACGGCAGGCGATGCCGCTCTCGATACCACAGGAACATCGCGAAGTTCGCGATGTCCACAACCGCCTCGAACCATTCTACGCCACGAACGGACGCCGACAGGCGCTCTGCGTTTTCGCGCAAGCGCGCGATCAGCGCCTCATCCGGCACGTCGCGGGGATTGTCCCAACCCGTGTAGCCTGCCGCCCGCCGGTCCATGAGGCGCGCCCATTGGGCGTCCTGAAGCCTTGTGAGCGCCTCGTGAAGCCTCACGACATCATCGCGGTCTGTACCCATCCCGTCTCCCTCTCCTTGCTGGGCCGAGCAACGCCGCGGAAGATACATTTTCTCAGTGTGACTCATTTCTTCGCCTTTCCCACAATCGGCAGCCGTCCCACCTTTACGCACTGGCCAGGTTTCACGCCTCTGGGGAATATGGCGGAAAACAGCTTGTACTTTTCTTTCCCCCACCATGACTCTGTGCTCTCTGAGTGCGGATTATAGTCCCAGCCTTCAATGCGCGCATTCCACGTCGGCTTGTGCAGCCACAGCGCGGGAAACCCATCTGAATCTCTACTCGCCCATAACATTTCGCTTCTCCTTCTCTATGCGCCGCACTACCGACAATCGCCCGACTTTTACGCAGTCACCGGGCCTGAGGCCCTTGGGGAAGATGGCGCGGACAATATCGGCATCCGTTTCAGAAATGAACGTTCCGTTGCGTGTGGCGGGAAGGTCCCACGTGCCGTCCAGCTGAAGTTCCGGCTTGCCGGTCCAGAGAACTCGTTCGCCATTTCCGTCTCTAGTCGCGTATAGCATTCCGCATCTCCCACCGAATCACGACTCCATTGAAAGGCAGGCCGTATTGCGCCTTGAACCACGCGGCCAGTTCGCGCCATGAACCGAAGCCGTCACGCTGAGCGATTCGCTCGGCCCGAACATTACTCACGAGGAATCCGTACAGATAACAGCAGTCTGCCGTTACGGTTATTGGGCTGACCATATAGCAGAGCCCCTCCCCCAGCTTCCGGCAAGCCCGCGTTCGCATCCCGGTGTAGAGGTGCAGCGTATCCCCTGCGCAGATAGGCCGCTTCCGTGGCGGGCGGATGGTCTGCGTCTTCTCGCCCGATTCCACGAGTGGGGCGAACCGTCCCTGAAAGTTCAATGCGGGCATCGTGTTTCTTCTGCCT